TGTCTTCTGTAAAAGTGCGTCGCCGATGTACTTCTCGTTCATCAAGATCTTCCGGAGCGTGCTGGCAAGCCAGTAGTCGCTGCCCGCTGCCGTTCTGATTCCGTCAGCCTCCAGTCCTTTCCCAATAGCGTAGTAACTTTTACCCTCCAGGTACTCCCGGAAGATGCGTTTCACAACCTTCGCCTCTTTCGGATTGATGACCAGGTTCCCCTCCTCGTCCTTGTCGTATCCGAGAAAGCGGTTCGTACACACTTGGACTTTCCCCTGTTGGTATCGGTACTGCAGCCCAAGCCGGACGTTCTGCGAAAGGCTCTGGCTCTCCTGCTGGGCAAGGGAAGCCATTATGGTGAGCAGGACCTCTCCCTTGGCGTCCATCGTATTGATCGCCTCCTTCTCGAAGAAGACCGGGATGTTCTTATCCTTCAGCTGCCGTATGTACTTCAGGCAGTCGAGAGTGTTCCGGGCAAATCTCGATATCGACTTTGTGACCACCAAATCCACTTTACCATTCATGCAGTCGTTGATCAGCCGATTGAACTCCTCACGCTTTTTGGTATTAGTACCAGATATGCCGTCGTCCGCATATATGCCTGCCAGTTCCCACCCAGGATGGTTACCAATGTAGTCGGTGTAGTGCTCGATCTGCGCTTCGTAGCTTGTCGCCTGCTCGTCACTTTCTGTCGAGACTCGGCAGTAAGCTGCCACCCGGAGCTTCGGAGCACTCTCTGTTCTTTTCCTTGTGCCTGCTCTTGCCTGTGCAGGGATCAGTCTTACTGTTGCCATTTCAGTCCTCTCTTTCAATTAAGCTGTATATGTATTCTGCCTGCTTATAAGGATCACTCAGCTCCCGTGCCGGCATAATTAACCGGAACCGGATAGAAGCAGGCTTTGCCTCAGCCGCCTTCTTCTGCTTTTTATCTCTGCCCAGCATTTTTTCTCGGCGTAAGCGCTCAGCTTCGAAAGCTCTGAAGGTGTCAGGATCAATGATGGCAGGATAATACTCATCACCGAGGTAGCGTCTGTTCTCCAGCATTACCCTTACGGATCTGTGTTTAAGCTCCAGTCCGGCTGCCTTGGCAGCACCCGTCAGGGAAAGCCCGCCAAGATAGCCATCATAGATCTTCCGGACCTGTGCAGCTTCCTCTTCGTCTATGACTGCTCCTCCGTTCACGATCTTATAACCGTAAGGTGTTAATCCTTTTTTCATTCCACATTAATCCTTTCTGTTAGGCTCAGGCCGCATTTCAGATGGAAGACAACCTCTTCCCTTGAGCTTACCGTTGCTGTCTCAAGGAACCGCTCGACCAGCTCACCATTAAAGTCCGTACTCGGCTCCGCGTGTCCGACAAACCGGATCAGCTCGGTGAGCGCCTCCGTCTTTTGAATGCCCCCAACTATAACGCCCAGCAGCTTCTCCTTCTCTTCCGCCAGTGCATCAGCTTCTGAAGAAAGCTCATTGCTCTCGCTGGTAAAAAGAGCCGGTTCAAGATAGCCCCTTGTCATGAGCGTCACCAGGATCTCGCGCCGTTCTGCGTTCTTCTCCAGCTTCGCATCGATCTCATCTATCCTAAGCATGTTAGTCCTGTGCGTTTCACTGCGGATGCCGTCAAGCAGCGCATCCAGCACTTCCTTCTTAGCAAAGATCAGTTTGTTCATCATCGTAGTGAAGGCACACTCCAGGTCGGCCTCTTTGATTGATCTTATTGAGCATCCCCGGGAATCCGCCAGATGCCTGGCGCAGGCCCAGACCGGATAGCTTATCGAGCCCGTGTTGTTAATATGTCTTTTGAAAGCGGAACCGCATTCACCACAAATGAGCTTTTTGCTGAATGGGTACCTTTTCCGGTAATGGCTGCCGCCCTTCTTGATGCTCTTCTCCTTTGTTCTCTGCTCTATGAGCTTTCCCACTGCCTCGAAGTCCTCCCTGCTGATGATTGCCTCGTGATGGTCCTCCGCGTAGAACTGATCGCGTTCCCCGTAGTTCTTGCGACGGTGGAAACGGAAATCTGAAAAGCTCTTCTGGAAGAGGCAATCGCCGATATACTTCTCGTTGGTGAGCATCGCCCGAATAGTGGTGGGCGTCCATCTCCCTGAGCGCCGGGAAGGTACCTGCTTCTCATTCAGTTCCCTGGCGATCGCCGTGATAGACTTTCCGCTCAGCGCCTCCGAGAAAACCCAGCGTACCCATTCGGCTTCCTTCTCGTTAATGGAGAATACTCCGTCGCTTACGCTGTATCCGTAAGGCGCGTAGGAGATCTTATAGGTCCCGTTTTCAAAGCGGTGCCGAACGCCCCATTTACTGTTTTGTGAAATGGAGACAGATTCGCTCTCAGCAAGGCTGCTCATGATGGAGAGCATGAGCTCTGATTCCATCGAGCCGGTATCGAGGTTCTCCTTTTCAAAGAAGATCGTCACGCCGAGGTCCAGGAGCTTCCGGACCATCTCAAGGCAGTCAGTGGTGTTCCTGGCGAAGCGGCTCAGTGATTTTGTTAGTATCCGGTCGACCTTGCCTGCCTCGCAGTCCGCGATCAGCTGCTGCAGGGCAGGCCGCTTTTCCTTATTGGTACCGGAGATGCCTTCGTCGTAATACAGGCCAGCAAACTTCCATTCCGGATTGGAGCCGATCAGCTCCTCGTAATGTGCTTTCTGTGTCTCCAGGCTGATGAGCTGCTCATCCATTCCAGTCGACACCCTGCAGTAGGCAGCAACACGAATCTTCGCTGCCGTCTTTCGACTTGCCGTGGGTTCTATTTTCGTTATCTGTTTCATTGCCTCGCCTCCTGTTCGTAGTCCAATATTGGCTCTATACCAGACACATAGCCACTCATTTCTCACATCAGCTCGGCCAGAAATGGCACAAAGATCCTGCGGCATTCCGCCAGGATCCTGTCGTATTCGTCAGCTGTAATAAGGCCCTTATCGAGCATTTTCTTTGCCATCTTCTCTGCGCGGTAATAATTGATCTCGTTATACATCTGCTCCTCAGTAAGCCTGTGGACGGACGGCATGGAGTTATCCTGGGGGCTTGTGATCTTCGTCACTTGCATTTTCTCGTTCTCCCTTCCGAGGGAACTTATCCATCCCTCTGCCTTCCCATGCCTGCTTAGGGCCGGTTTTTATAACGCCTGGGAGAACTTTTTGAACATAAAAAAAAAGAGCCCGCAGCGGACTGCGAGCTCTATTTCTGGTCGATTTCATTCCTCCCGAACAGGCTTTTTCTCCAATGCTGTCTCGATCCCGTCAATAGCATCTTGGATGTCTTCCGTAATCGACGTCAGCGCTCTGTCGATGACTTTCAGTGCCTCATAGGCGTTGGCGTATTCCTCATGGTCTCCCACGGTCAGGATGATCGAGCTGATGGCTTTGAGGTCGTCTACGGCGAATTTCAGTTGCCTCGTTTTGTCTTGAATAGTTATTGAGTCCATGTCGTATCCTCCTTTTCGGGAGATGATATCATAAGGATGTGGTGGACGGAAGGAAGTGGGCGGTCTATCGATATATACTCATTAGTTAGTGTTTGGGTAAACGAAAATATTAATTATATAATATTGGCTTACTGATTTGGTGGGCTCTCAGCCTACTTTTTGTTAATAGCATCTCAAATTAAGAATTGCCCATTTTATCGTTATAAACCTGCTTTTAGCAGTAGACTTTTATTACTAGCTATAATATAATTTAGTCGGTTTTTGGTTCAGTTTAAACAGATTTGAGGAATTCTTATTTGTCTCTATCTATGCTTGTTTGCGAAAACTATTTTATATTATTTGTTACTGACGTCAAGTTTTCATCAAGGATTTAAGGAGGAAACGCATATGGGTTTTTGGGGAACAGTTGGAGCAATTCTTGTAGCACTGATCATTTTTGCAGTAATTGGATGAAGTGAGGAGAATTCGAGACAGTCTAAATGAAGTTCCATTAAACGGTTATGTAATTATTGTAACAGCCGTCTTATATTGTTTGAATCGGTTTTATTTGAAAGATCATACTTACGGCTGGGTTAATTATTTGCTTAAATGCCATTTTAATGACTTCTTATGTGGAGCTCTTTTTACCGCATATTCGAATGTCTTCCTCAATTTACAAAAAAAGATGCTTAATAAACTCCCACATATCCTTGCTTTCTGTTTCAGCGCAGGTTTGGTGTGGGAGTTTGTTGCACCATTTCTCAGAAAGAATTCAACACCCGATTGGATAGATATTCTTTGTTATATGATGGGCGGCTTCGTATATTGGATACTATTGAAGTTAACCGTAGGTAAAAAGAAGAGGAACAAAGACAATGGTTGAAGTAGATAAGCTGACGAAAGCTTATGGAAATAATGTGGTATTAAAAGATTTATGCCTTTCGATACCTGAAGGATCTGTATACGGATTAGTGGGTAAAAATGGAGCCGGAAAAACCACACTATTGAATATTCTTGCCGGAATATCTGAAGCAACATCGGGGGAGTGTACTGTATTTGGAGAAAGAGTATCAAAAGGCCAGTACAGCTCAGGTATTCTCAGCTATCTTCCAGACTTGCCCAATTTTTTTGATTACTTAACAGTTCAGGAGTATATCAACTTTATCTTGTCAGGATCGATTAAGAAAAAAACTTCTCTTTCCAACGAATTAGAAAAAAAATATCTCGAATTAGGACTAAGCGGAAACGCAAAGATTAAATCTCTTTCAAGAGGTAATAAACAAAAGCTGGGGATTTTTGTTTCTGTAATCACAAACCCAAAGTTTCTAATACTTGACGAGCCTACATCAGCGCTTGATCCTGTTGGAAGAAGAGATGTCATGGCTCTTATAAGAGAACTTCGTGACCGGGGAATCACTATTCTTTTTTCAACACACATATTATCTGATATGGAACTTGTGTGCGATCGAATAGGTTTTTTACATAATGGATCAATTCAGAGAGAAGTTGATCTAAATAGCAGTACAGAGGGAAATGAAGCAATAGAAATATCGTTTTCAACAGCAGATGGAACTGTTGAATTGCCAGATTTTATTAGGCTTTTACCAGGATATTACATAGTTCATACACCCGATAATAATAGAATTGTATGCAAGCCATACAATGGAATCATTGATCAAAAAGCATTCCTCTCCGCGATTTCTTCCATTGATGTCAAAATATCTTCAATAAAACGGACATCACAGAAAGACTTAGAGGCAATAATGATGGAGGTGCTTGCAAAATGACTTCATTTCTGTCATGCGTTAATAAAGATCGACTTGAATTCATACGCGGCAAAAAAAACCTCATCTGCCCAATTGTCCTGTTAGGATGCGCTGCAATGGTCTTGCTTAGCACTGCGTATATGCCCCTGTTGCTCGATAGAGCGATGGAGGTGACTGATCTGATGAGTTCAGACATGTCAATTTCCACTTTTATGGAGAAGTTTTTCCCTAACGATTTGAAAGGTAGTCTTGGTATTTTTTCTTCGGATGTAGGCGTTTTCTACTCATTAACCGTAATAATAATGACGTACGCGTTATTACCAAATGAAATCAGCACAGGGAGATTAGTTTTACCTCTTTGTGCCGGCCATAGCAAAAATAAACTGTTTTTATCCAAGCAATTGGTCTACAGTATATTGTGTTCTTTTCCAGTTTTTCCTATTTATATTTTGTATTATTATATTGGAGTAAGCTTTCTAACAATTAACTACGACTTTAAGTTTGTCCTGTTTAACGCAGTATTATGTGTGTTTGCAGAGTTTTCCATTGTATACCTCACAATTGGATTATCTGTTTTGTATAAACATAAGTATATGGCTCTTGCAACAATGGCAGTTACCATCATGATGGTTCCGGACATGCTTTCTTTTTTTAGATTTGGTAAATTTTTTCCTACTTATGTTCTAACATATTTATATACGTCTAATTCTAACCCAACGGACCTTGTTGTACCGATTATCGCACTTGTCGTAATTATGATAGTTATGGATCTCATCATAATTAAAAAACAGTTTTCTGTGGATGTTGACGAAAGAAGGTAGCTACAAATGTCAATTCTATCTTTGTCAGGGGCAAATGGACAACTTTATATTTATGAGGACCACTTAGAGATTCACAGGGACGGGATTCTTGCACATTTGACACATCTCAAGGGGAATAAAGTAACAAGCATCTCTTATAAGAACATTTCAAAAGTCAAAATGCGACCCGGTGTGTTACTCATAAGCGGATATTTTTATTTTGAACGAAAAGGTAACAATCGCTACTGCGGGCTGATAGATGCAGCACAAGATAAGGATTGTATTGTATTTCGCTCATTTGAAAATGAAACAGCAAGAGAAATAAAAAAATACCTTAATAGTAAGATATGAAAGGACTGATATGCTTAAAGAACCGCAAAACAACGGGGATGTTTTAAAAATAGTAATTTGCGTTGGGCTGATGGCCTTCATTTTAATGCTCTTTTGACCCATATGAGAGAAGGAAAAGAGCCTGTGAGCCGTATCACCCCGATACAGCCCACAGGCTTTTTTTACACCTTCTCTGTTTTGCTCAGCAGGATCCATCCGGCTCCGCTCTTGAGCTTCCCCCAGCCGTTCTTCACCTCGACGATTGTAAAGAGTCCGACAGGGCATCTCCTGTCTGCCTTGCCATAGCTGCTCCCCGGTCCTTTTCGGATCTCCATCTCCTTCGTCACCCGGACAAGGTACGGAACTTTCGGTCCCGCTTTCCTGTAGATCTCCTTCCCGTTCCAGTCGAACACTGCATACGCACTTCCCGCCTTGTCTGCAGCCTCCCTGGCATTGGCGAGTATACTGTAGGCACCGATCTGGGAGTTCACATTATTCCATGTCTTCCTCACACGGTAGAGCTGTGCAGGCTTTCCGTCGTAAGGTACGTCGAACTCCCACGTCTTTCCACCCTGCCTGACTGTGAGCTTTCCGGCAGTCGCAATCATTATCAGGTCAGCATCCTGCATGAGTACCTTCACGCCCTGCTCCACAAGACGCCTTGTGCCGAATGCCGTAAAGCCTGTAGTCCCGGGCCCCTTCGTCTCGATGTTGGTCTCGTAAGCGATAACGCATCCGGCCTTTCTCGCTGCCTGAGCATTGCTCTGGGAGCAGCTGTTCCCGTGGTGCGGCACCTTGAGTACGTAGACCTTATCACCAAAATAGGCTATCGCCTCTTTCAGCTCATTCGGCCCATCTCCAGTCGTGAGGAACCTCAGCTTCGGGAAATAACAGCAGAGGGACCCGTCATTTGTGAAGGCCCAGGCGTTTCCATCATCGTACTCCGTGAAGTGCGTCGGCTGCTTCCGCCAGACTTTGAACTCGATGTCTCCGAGAATCACCTGTCTGCCTTTGGCCAGATAGTCGATCTTCGCACCTCTCCCCCGCGCCTGGCTGATGCAGGAATTGAGGTTATTGAAGTCGTCCTTCACAGATCTGCCGTTCGCACTGCTGCCGATGCCGTGCTTAATTGTCTCCGGATCATAGCAAAAAAACGTTTTGATATTAAAAAAGCTGTCCGCCATGATCACCCGAAGCCCTTTGTAGTGGTCGTAATGAGGATGGGACAGCATCAGGTGCAGGTCCTTATAGTTATGTTTCTTCAGGTAGCTGATCAGCGACGTGGTAGGTGCTCCGCCGTCAAAGCCATCGATGACGAGCGTCTGGCCGGACTCACTGTGAATCACCATGCCGTCACCGTGTCTCTCGTCGCTCTTGCTAGTCGAGAATCCCGGCACATAGATTGTGATCGCCATCGCGGTACTAGCTTTCTCTTCCACCTTGGCAGGTGTGGCACCTACATCGTACTGTGTGAGTTTCCACTCTTCAATGATGGAGCAGAGCTTATCAACATAAGTTGGACTGGTTGCGTATCCGCCGTCCTTGATGATCTGTGCTGCTTTCCGATAGTCCGTGCAGTCTTTCACCCCTACATAGCGGAGGGCACTGCCCTTCTTTGCTCCCAGCAGATAAGCAGAGTGATCGCTGACCGACTCCTGCCATGACTTATATACCCGGAAGTCTGCCTGCACAGTTGCAGGGCCTGAAGCATACACTTCCTTTGTCTCCTTGCTGTATACGCTCTTTCCGTCCCAGGTGGATCCGGTCCAGGTATTCCCGGAGAGCGATTTCTTCATGCCGAAGAGGTTGTTGGCATTTACGGCCAGTTCGCTTCGTCCCCAACCTGACTCAAGAATAGCCTGTGCCAGTGTGATCGATGCAAGGATCCCGCTCGTCTTCTGATCTGCCTGTGCCATGGGAGCTACCTTCTCAATGAAGGCTTCTGTGTAAGGCTTAGTATCTGTTTTCCCTCTATTCTGGTACTGAGCTATCAGAGCCGCTTTTGACTTAGGACCGTAGATCCCATCGACCGAGAGCCCTGCCGCCTTCTGGAAAGCCTTAACTGCCTTCAGCGTATCATTACCAAAGATGCCGTCCGCTCCGCAGCTGCCGCAGGAGTATCCGCAGGCGATCAGCATCTTCTGCATCTCAGTCACGGCGCTACCCCGGTCGCCCTTACCGAGCATGACCTCTGTTTCAACAGGTTCTGTGCTGCCGCCAAGCTCCGCTGTGACCTTGTTTGCCAAATCCCCCAGTCTGGAATAGAGCCAGTCCCCTGGGCAGCTCTTATTGGCGAACCATCTGTGGACCGTGATGACCATCTCGTCAGATGCCGGAGAATAGTTCAAGGTTTTGTTCTTGTCCCCAAACCAAAGCAGCTTCTTCTTCCCGTTCCTCCGGCAGATATCGGTGCAGAGCCCCACGAGCGTCTGATACACCGCGTCATTCATCCGGTAAGGACTGGAGGTATCAGACGCGCACTCGATCGTCACAGCTCTCTGATCATTGGCACTACTTGACGTGCACCAGGAGCGGTTCTTCTCCTCCACGTAAAGGCCTACACGGCCGTCCTTGTCGATACCGTAGTTGCTCGACGCCTGATAGGAGGATCTTGCAAAGAGGTTTCCCAGGCTCTCGGCAGTCACCTGTCCCACCACGCAGTGGGGTGAGATCCTGTCAATACAGTGTGTCCTCTGTCCTGAATGGTTCGGGCTCAGCTTTGTGTGGACTACCATCTTGCTGTTCGTATAAGCCATCACTCTTCCTCCTCTTCCTTCTCAGCCCTGTCATGGAGCTGCTCTAATACGTCCTTGAGCTTTTCCGGGACAGGAAGCCCCAGGTGCGCCGCATTCTCCAAAAGGCTCACTCCCTCATTGGAGAGATAAAAGAAAATGACCGCCGTCCGGAGCACGCTCCCGGTGGCGATCACATTGATATCAAGCACGTGGGCAATGCCCACCAGCATGAATATAATTACTTTTCTGCAGATCCCTTTGAACCCGATCTCACTGGACAGCTTCTTATCAGCGATGGCACACATGACACCAGTGATGTAATCCGTCACGGCGAACACCACCAGCGCTATGAGAAGCCCGTCACAGCCTCCCAGGAAGTAGCCGAGCCAGCCTCCGACGGCTGTAAAAATGATCTGTATCATGTTCCAAAACTCCTTCATATCCTTTCCTCCTTATCTGTAGTAGTACCAGGTCGTCGCGCCTGACGTGGCATTTGTGGTCCCGTTATACGCAACATAAAGATAGACAATAATATTGTTACCGTTTTTCCGGGCCATCCAGACAACGTCGCCGTCATACTCATTTCCCCATCTTGTGACAAATAACCCATTGACTCCACTGGTATCCACAAAGACGACCGGAAGGATCTTTGTTGCATAGACAGGAGCGCCATTGATCGTTGCGAACTTTGTTACGATCGCTATCTCATGGGTGGTAGACAGTGAAAACGTTGCTGATGCTGAACCAGTAGCTGATTTCAGGAATTTCCAGTTCAGCAACTGGTTTATGCTGTTATTCAAAGTGTTATATTTCTGGGTAATGCTCGTATTTACGGCTGCGAAGCCCTGATCAACATTGTCAGCCAGCGCTTCATGGCTCTGATAGACTGCTTCAAATGAAGGCAGAATAAAAAACAGCGGCACGATCTCATCGATCGTAAATCCGCTGAAATGTACTCTGTATAAGGGGAAGTCCACGGTTTCGCCGTTCACTATCTCTCCGCTGTGATAACTCGGTAGTTCCGGCCTCCCTTCCGTCGGCGTCCCTGTGATCGACACCAGCTGAACATCCTCCACAGCAGTTTCCGCATCTTTCGTATACCTTGCGACCAGAAGATCATTCCTGTACATACCACTGCTTCCCGGCGGCATTACGATCTCTTCTTCTTCCCCGAGGTCGATCCTGAAATGGCAGCCCTGCATGATCCCGTCCCCGTCACTGACTGTGATCGTATTGGTATCCGTGAGCGTTGCCGCAAATTCATTTCCTGTGCCAAGGACGTACATCTCTCTTCCAAACACCCCCTGGTAGAAACTCTGATGGTCCTGGCTAGTGATATGGGGCTCTCCCCTGTATCCTGTTACGATCTTCACTGTATCTCCTCCAATCCATACTCAATAGAAGAAACGCCCCCATTGATCTTGAAGACCTTCTTCGTCACTGTTACCTTTACGTCAACCCCGGTGATATAGTCGTGGCCGCCGATAACATCCCCGATATCGACATTGATATCAGATCCTCCTTCCAAAGAGACCTCCATCTCATCCGTGCTGATAAGTTCCTTAAAGCGCTTTGTTCCCTCACGGACAAGTTCAGTACTGTCAGCTGCGTTTGGATAGTCATACACAGCCTGGACCTCATTCGCTCCTATGATCGTTTTTGTCTGGCTGATCTCTCTGTTTAAGCTGGCATAAAGGTCGACAACGGTTCTATTGCTTAGCTGGCCGGATCCGAGACAAATCAGGTGGTTGACGAATCCGTAATCCTTCTTGCTGATAAAATCCAGCCGATAGTCCTGGGAGATCTGGACTTTATCTGACAGATCTTTGACCGGCTCAGCTGATAGGACCACATGTCCTCCTTCCTGCGTCTGCTCATAGAGGATCTTTAATTTATATCCTTTGCTGTGCAGCATTTTGGTAAGGCCGTCCAGCATCGAACAGTACCGTTCAAACTGGTATCCGTTCAGGTTTACTCCCGTGCTTTTTTCCGAAACGGTAAAGAATCCCCTGAATGTATTTCCCAATACTGTTCGGATACAGCTGTTCAGGTCTCCCGATACTGTAAAGTAGTCATTTCCTGCAGCCGGGCAGATAAAGCGCTGGGCCAGCATCCCCCTCCATGTGGTTCCCGTGACCTGGACCTGGTCCTCCTTCGTATTTCCGCTGATCGAGCGGATGATCCCTCCATATTCTGTATCCGGAACATAGGCAAACATCCTTGGCTTCAAGGCGCCGTCCCATTCAGGATAGGGAATGTAGATCACAAAGTCGTTTGTATCTCCAAGATCCAGGTCGATATCATAATCAAGGAAGCGGATTTCCGCCAGAGCCTCATTGGCAAGGATCACTCTTTCCATTTTGCTTCATCCCTTTCCTTATACATTGTGACCTCAAAGTAAAACTTGCCCGACCAGTTCACCACGCTCTGCCCGATCGGGACCGGGGTAAAGATGCTCTCTTCCTTGCTCCGGTTATTAAACTCATTGATCTTCTTTCTGCTTCCCAGCTCACCAGTCTCCCGGATCACCGTCCCGTTTACCTGGTCAATCGTGAGCGTCTCGCCTTCTACAAGTGTGCAGAAAACACTGTAATGCTGGCCTGCTATGCTGATCCTGGGATTTGTTGCCGGCCCGTAGATCATGATCTTTATCTTGCAGGGGACGCTGGTATCGTTTGTGATCCTTCCCTCGCCGGCTGTCCTTCCCTTATAGTCGTGGTTATAGTCATATTCATAATCCAAAAAGCCTGAATCCATATATGAGGCCGAATCATAAAACTTGACCACTTCTTCCTTGATCCAGAAAGGGTATGGGCAATACACCTCGATGTTCACCTTCTGTCTGAACTCATCCGGCTGAGGGTCTATCGAGGTGATATAGCATTCCGCATAATATGAATTCCAGTATATCTTTCCCGGTCTTCTGTTTCTGATGTCAAAAACTCTGGCATCATGAAAAGCATCAAGGAGCGTGAAGTTCTCCTCCTGCGTGTCCATAAGGACCAGCTGTGCCTGGTATGTGACCGGCTCCCTTTTAAAGCGGCTGACCCTGAGTCCGTACTCGATCTCCCTTCCCTCCGGCGTCCAACCCGAGGAGTGGAAGTTTGACTCCTTCACCTTGAGGCCACTGCTCATGAAAGAGAATTCCCTTCCCCTTGAACTTATATATTTAAGAATCATGTAAGGCTCACCCCCATTCCTTTGAGCGTCCTGCCAAACTCACGCCCGTTCAGGCTGATGCCAATATCAGCATCTTGCATGCCGGCCTTGACTGCTTCATAGATGACCGCAGCATTATTCCCACCTCCGGACGCAGCAATGATCCTATTCACCGCCCTATCCATGTAGGAGTAGAAGGCGTCCAGCGGAAGTACTGCTTCCGATCCTGCCTCGCCTACACCGATGATGGAAGGTGAATTGAAGATACCGCCGGTCTTATACCAGTCCACACTAAAATGCGGAACGCTACCTTTTAACCAGTCCAGGGGATTCGCAGAACCGGATACACTGATATGAGGGAGTTTTAGATGCGGCAGGCTCCACTCGAAATCCATGAAACCTTTGATCTTATCGATCGCGTTCCTTACCGCATCCCTCGCGCTCTCGATCGGCTGTACTATCGCAGCTCTTATCGAGCTCCAGACGGAAGAGGTAGTGCTCCGGATACTGCTCCACGCATTGGAGAAAAAGCTCCTGATGTAGGACAGCACCGAGACCACCACAGCCTTCACCGCATTCAGGACATTCGTGATATTAGTTCCGAAGAAGGACAGAAATACGTTCAAAACGTTCTTCATCGTATTTGTGACGTTGGTGAATGTCCCCGTGATCCCGCTCCATATAGAAGAAAAGATCTCGCTGATACCCTGCCATATCAGTTCCCAGTTGCCTGTGAACAGCCCGCTGAACACATCAAAGATCCCTGTGATCACGCCAAGGATTGTTTCAATGTTTACGGCGATGGCATTAAAGGCTCCTATGAAGATTGGACCCAGGAACTGGCAGAGGCCTTCCCAGATAAGGCGGATGAAGTTCGCAGCATCAGAGAAGCTGAAACCAAGAGCAGAAAGCCGCTGCCTTATCCCCTCCACAAATGTGGATACTGTGGACCAGATCTTATTCCAGATTCCGATGATGGCATCTCGGAAGCCCTCGTTTGTTTTCCATAAATGTAAAAACGCAGCCACAAGGACTGCGATCACTGCTACAACAGCAAGCACCGGTGCAGATATGCCTCCCAGCGCTGCTCCAATCTTTCCAAGTATGCCATGGGCATTTCCCACGGCTACTTTCAGTTTTCCAAAGGCTCCGGCGAGCTTTACAAAGCCTTGCATGGCGATGCCGATCTTAGAGATACACGAGCCAAGTATCACAAGGAACGGCCCTAGAGCCGCCACGAGCATACCGATCCGAAGGATCGTGTTCCGCTGGCTCTCGCTCATGCCGTTCAGCTTATCAACGAATCCCTGAACCGCAGTGACAACTTTCCGAACCGCTGGCATAAGGGCATCTCCGAACGAGATCGCCAGCTCCTGAAGCTGGGATTTCAGGATCGTAATCTGGCCATTCAGATTGTCCTGCATCACTGCAGCCATCTTCTCTGCAGCGCCACTGTAGCCATCCACTTCATCGGAGCAGGTAGAGATAGCGCTTTCCAGCTTCTCAATATCTCCCGGAGCCGCGTTCATAAGCGCCAGGAATCCGGACATGGCATTCTTGCCGACCAGGGTTTCCGCTGCCGCCGCTTTCTCGGATTCCGTCATCTTTGAGAAAGCACCCCTACAGTCCGCGATGATATCAGAGAACTCCCTCATGGATCCGTCCGCGTTCGCAGTCTGGATCGTCACATCACCGAGAGCTTCTCCTGACAGTTCCAGATCTCCCTGCAGCTTTGTCATGATGGTACGAAGAGAAGTACCTGCCTGGGAGGACTTGATCCCGGCATTGGCCATAAGGCCGATTGCCTCTGCTGTATCCTCCGCTGTGTACCCCAGCGCGCCCGCGATCGGAGCGCAGTACTTGAAGGTCTCGCCCATCATGGAGACATTCGTATTGGCGTTGGAAGAAGCTGCAGCAAGAAGATCTGCAAAGTGACCAGAGTCCTGCGCAGAAAGTCCAAAAGCTGTCAAGGCATCCGTTACGATATCGGACGTAGTCGCAAGGTCCTCTCCGGACGCCGCTGCAAGGTTCATGATGCCTTCGATACCGGAAAGCATATCCTCTGTCTTCCAACCGGCCATAGCCATGTAGTTCATGGCATCCGCGGCTTCTGATGCGGAGAACTTTGTCTTTGCGCCCATCTCACGGGCCTTGTCCCTCAGAGCGTCAAAGTCCTCTCCTGTCGCTCCGGATACAGCTGCCACCTGGCTCATTGCAGAATCGAAATCCGCCGAGGTCTTTACAGCGACGGCGCCAAGTCCCGCCACTGCTCCGGAGACAGGCATCACCGCGCGCCCAGCACCGGCTATCGTATCTCCAACTTTCTCAAGCTTCTTGCCTGCCTCATTGATCCCCAAAAGAACAGAACTTGTCGTTTCCGCTTCCTGCTGCAGGCGTCGTAGCTCTTCCTCCGTCTCGATGATCTCCCTCTGCAGGGCATCATACTTGTCCTGGCCGAGAGTACCTTCCTCCAGCTGCTGCCTTGCCTGCTCCTGGGCGGTTTTGAGTGCCTCAAGTTTTTCCTTTGTCGCATTGACTGCGTCTTTCAAGAGCTTCTGCTTCTGGGTGACGAGGCTGGTGTTGGCAGGATCCAACTTAAGGAGCTTGTTGACATCCTTCAGAGAAGACTGAGTCGTTCTTATCGTCGAATTAACACCCTTCAGGGCTTTATCAAGACCTGTTGTGTCGCCACCGATCTCAACGGTAATCCCCTTTATTCTGTTTGCCATACCTCATCACCTCCTTTCAGGGCATAATAAAAGCACCAGTCATTTCTGACTGATGCTTTTACAGTTTATATTTAATTCAAGTACTCTATCAGTTATCCCACTCGTCGTATGAATGCTCCCCCTGTTTGCTCTTCCAACTATTGAAGTCTTTCACAGCATTATACTCCTCTTCTGTCATTTTTTCCCCGTTATAATACTTCTCTTGCCCACTCTCAAGAGTTCGGCGATATTCTTCCTGATCCCTACGCCTACTTTCATTGAACCATGAACCACATGATACTAAGAGAATTACTATAATGATAATAGATACTAAGCCAAGAATGACTGAATAACTATTTGTAGAAGAATTATTTGTAGTACCTGTATTTGAGACTACACGCTTTGGTTTCTCATCTGCCTTCGTTTTTTGTTCAGCCTGCCTTTGAGCCAGTATTTTTTCTCTTTTTTCCTGATGCTTTTTTATGTCATCTTCAAGCTCCTGAACTGCTGATTGCGCATGTTTCTCACTCTTTTTCGCTTTTTCAGCTAATTGCTGCCGTTCGTTTCTATGCGCATAATATTCCCTAATGCCAAATCCACAGTCAGGACAAGCGACTGCAGAATCTGAAACCTTTTCCCTACCGCATTCCGGGCATGTCACTAACGCCATATAATTATTCCTCCTATTGTTAATACAAAGATATCTTACAAGGAATAATTATAATCCTACCATTAACAAATTAAAGCCTTAATTATTTACGTTATGCTTGCTGGTCAAAAAGGTGGCCATCCGGGGTGTCTAAAACTTATCAAAATCAGCCTGATCAGCTATCCTCCGATATTTCACGCCGTCGTTGGACTTCTCAGTCCAAATATCGAGCACCAGCCCGATCGTAACAAGGTCGAGATCCCGTATGGAGATCCCGACCTCACAACATCGCAGAAGGAACAGCGGCGTGGTCATTTCCCGCTCACTTCTGCCAGTCCTTTTTTTGCCTGCACATCCGTCATCAGGTTATCGCCCCACAGTTCCAGGATCTGAGGAAGCACCTGGTAGATTGAGAACATCTCGAACTGGTCAAGCCACTCGTCGATGGTCTTAGGAATGGAAGGGTCCGCATGATAGGCCATGATGTATGCCACGTTCTCGAAGATTTCAAGGTCATCGATCTGCAGTTCCTCCTCGCCCTTCTTCCTCTTACTGTAGGACTTCTCCAGCTTTGAGAGATCCTTGAATATGTCCCGCTTGAACTTTGCCCGGTAGAGCCTCGGCACTGTAGCCGAGGACCGGAACAGTACGTCTTTCCCGGAAATATTGATCGTGCGTTCTATCATCACTCTTCCTCCTCGATATCAGGTACGTAAACGGACTGGTACCAGTTCGCATAAGTCGTTGCATCCGTTGTCTCGCCAGTCTTGGATTTCACAAGGCCGTCAGCCCTGGGATCCGCTGCGATCGTCAGCTTCTCGGTACCCGGCTCGATGGTGTCTTCCTTCGTCTCCGACTCGATGGACGGACGGGAAGAGCTGCAGTTATACATGACGTGACGGATACAGTTGATGTCTCCATCGAACTCGAAAAGCAGCGCGAACTTCACGCTCTCCTTAGTCGTGACCTTCTCGACCAGGACGCCTTTCTTGTCCAGCGCTTCCTGCAGGATCTCCGTTCTGAACCAGTCAGGGATCAGCGCCATCTCCAGATCACCGGAATAGCCGTTATTGGTCACAGAGCGGAAATACACGATACCGTCGGCGTAAAACGGTGTGGACTCACCCTCTGCATCCAGCGAGAGACTGACCGCACCGGGAATCGCCCTGGGCGTCGCATAGTTATAAGAACGTACGCCGTTCTCTTCCGTTTCTGTGAGCTTTGCGACATGAACGTTTTTCAGGTTGTATTTAATCTTATTTCCCATGTCTTAACCCTCCATTTGGAATGAATACAGGACCTCATACAGCTTCTCGGTGTCGATCCACACCTCTGTCTTATCGTAAAAAATGCCGTGCTCATCCAGCACGGCCTCAACGCTGCCTTCCACCTCCGGGTCCTTTGCGTCGGTGTAAAGCTCTATATGCACTTCATTTATCTTGTAGTACACTTTCCCATCTGCCGAGAAATTATCTGTTCCCGGCAGCAGGTAAGTGATAAAGGGAGGATCAACGGCTTCGCCTTCTGCGAAATGGTCATAAGCGGAAGGAAGGTCAATCTCCCCGATGATCTCTAATAGTTTATCCATTCGACAGCCCCCTTATGATATCCGCCTCCAGCTGCTTCTCACCCAGCTCTTCCGCCGGTGCGATGTGCGAGAAAGCCCTGGTCCGGCCGCCGTTTCTCTTGGCGTGGCCATGCTCAAGAAGATGCGCGAGCATATAGCGAGACGGCGAGTAGACGGTTACTTCCAGACGTGTGGAAGATTCCTTCGTCTTCTTCGTGGTCCAGCTCTTAGCATATCTCCCAGTTTTTACAGGGGCGCCGGTTTTGATCTCTTTTCTGACGGTCTGGCCTGCCTTTGTAACAGCCTTCTTCATGGTCTCTCCGGCGAGCTTGTTGTACTCGGTAAGTTCCTCCATGACCGCATCTGCTAGGCCATCAATCGATACTGTCTTTCCCATATCATCTTGCCTCCAACTTAGTCATGAACTTCCGGCTGTTCTTCCGAAAGCCCATATCATCGATATGGGTGATGTTGTAGATCCGGTCGCCAAGAAGAATCCTGTATCCTTTCGATGTAACCACCGCAGTTTCTGAGCAGTACCGGACAGTAAGATCTATTCGGTCTGTTTCTCTTGTCTGCGAGGCTTCTTCACCCTCATCTCCTGTCTGATCCGAGGCAGTCGCCCAGCAGGAGAAATAGTCAGTCCAGACGGATTTATGATTGCCATAGCGATCTGTCACCGTCTCGTTCTTCTGGATCATGATCCGGATGTTCAGTCCTGCAATGTTCATCACACCACCCCCTCGCGGATGGCGAAAAGAATGGACCTAAGCGTCAGCATGAGCGCATGATGATCAGCTTCCTCCCGATGTTCGTAGAGATAGCCGAGTGCGTACAGGATCGCCACTTTCATAGTCTCCCGGATGGGAGTAAGCGACGTATCTTCCGTATCAGAGTTGACCGCCGCCCACTTCTCGTCTGTCAGCCTTGCCACGTCAGCACACATCCGCTCCGCAGCGGATAAAAGGATGCCGGTCATGGCATCCTCATCTGCCGAGTCAACACGGAGGTACTCCTTCGCTTCCTCAAGCGTTACAAGCGCCATGACCGGTCACCACCTTCCTTAGCCCGCGGCACCAGTGCCCAGGGCCATGACCTGCATCGCCTCGGGCAAGATGAGCTTTCCATCCACACGCTGCGTGCCGATGAATCCGGTGTGATCCGTCACCGCGTACAGCTCGTTCAGACGCTTCAGCGTCCTGTTCTGTCGGTCAGCAATCCAGTAATAGGAGAAGTCACCGAACAGGAGTACCTTCTTGCCTCCATCCTGCGCCACCGTACCGGTGATCCCAGGCATGTAGCTGCTGGTGTAGATATCGTGGCCGAGAATGGTATCCGGCTTCGCGATGTCCAGAGACGGCTTCCAGATGTAGTTGTCGTTCCTGTCTTTGATCAGCATCAGCTGCAGGAGCAGGCTCTCATTGCAGAGGAAGGAAGCCTTTCTGCGGTACGGAGCCTTCAGGCTGTAATACAGCTTATAGATGTTGTCAAAATGAACGGTCTCAGCATTGTCGGTTGTGTTTCCGGCAGAAGCCGTAAGGGACGTCAGAATACCGGTCGGCTGGGAAGGTGTGACCTGCGGATTGGCAGAAGGGCCGGTGCCGTTGATGAAGGCATCCTCCTCCGCGTTACCGAAACGCACGCCGAAGCGCTGCGCGATATAGGACGCGATGTCGAATGCGGAATCATGCAGCAGCTCGTTGGTGACCTTGACCATGCAGCCCAGCTTGTACGCGGAAAGCGTCTCCTGGGTGAAGCTCATGTCGGATTCCTGAATAGCCGCTCCTTCCTCGATCCAGGACGCGCTGCCGTTGTCCATGGCGATCGGGATCGTCCTGGTCCCGGAGTTCGTGCGGATAGTCTTGGCGAGTTTACGGAATACATTGTTCTCTTCCAGGGCCTGGATCAGCTGTCTCTCAAACTCATCCGGCACAGTGTAGCCGCCGTTCTGGTCGACGCCGACAGACAGAGCATCGCGCACCTCAAGGGAGCTGTTGCCGCGCATCATGTTCCAGAATGCCTCGCTGTACTTTGCAGTTGCTGTGGGGCGCAGGATCACGTCACGCTGTCCGGCCTTCGGGTCCTGATGGACAGGTGCAGAAGTCGCCGCGGAGAGCTTGGCGTCCATCTCCATCTGGTCCTCAAGGCGCCTGATCTCATCTCCCAGTGCCTTTACATCAGATGCCATCTTCTCGTACTGCTCCACGGCGGAAGCCTCGACGAGACCGTTCTCGTCCCTGTGCTCTTCCAGAAAAGCCTTGGTCTGTTCCCACAGGGTATTTCTCTTATTTCTGAGTTCAATTACTTTACTCATGGTAGTTTCCTCCATTTTTGCAATAAAAAAGCCGGATCCCTTATTTCAGGAAATCCAGCTGGTTTCTGAGTATTTCGTAGGGCATCGCCCCATCTTTTGTTTTACCGTCGAGTCCGATCACAGGCTCTTCTCTTGCCCTAGGCCGCAGCTCATCGCTGACGCCCAGCCTGTTCAGAATCGCCTGATCCATCATCCGGCTCGAATACATTTTTGCCTCCGTAGCGGCGGGAACGTCCTTCTTTGCGTCCTCTCCTTCCGGTTCAGGCTCGCCCCCTTCAAAGAGCACTTCATCAGCAAAGCCAAGCTCCACTGCCTTTTTGGCATTCATCCAGGTCTCGTTGCTCATAAGCTCTGCGATCTTACCGCGCCTAAGTCCTGACTTGGCTGCATAAGCATTGATGATGGACTCCTTAACCTCGTTCAGCGTTTCGATCGCTTTCTCCATGTCCTTCGCATTGCCCATCGCAATGGTGGAAGGATCGTGGATCATAAGGAGTGCTGTTGGAGACATGAGTACCCGGCTCCCTGCCATGGCAACGACCGACGCCGCGGATGCCGCGATCGATGCGATCTTAACAGTGACCACTCCTTTGTACTCCTGCAGCATGGTATAGATCTCTGCCGCTGCAAATACATTTCCTCCAGGGGAGTTGATCCAGACAGTCAGGTCGCCTTCCTCCGCTTCCAGCTCCTGCCTGAACATCGCCGGCGTGATCTCATCTCCCCAGAAGGATTCTGAGTCGATCGGCCCTTCCAGGCGAAGGACCCTCCCGCCTGTATCATCCCTGATCCAGTTCCAAAATTTATTCATCGCTTACCTCTCTTTCTGTTCTCGGGTTCTTCTTCCTTCGGCGGCTCCTGCTGCGTGATCTGCTGTTTTCCGGCATCTTCGAGCTTGACGTATCCGCCGTTCAGGTAATAATCATCTCCGCCCTTTTCTGCTGGGATCAGATCCCAGTTCTCCAGTCTGTGAATATCGTTCGGAGACAAAAATCCGTTACTGATCCCCGTCGCGTATCCCTGCATCCTGGACTGATAATCCCCGCGAAGAAGGCCATCCACGTTAAACTTCGGAAACAGCTCATCCTGTTCGCCTTCTATGAGCAGGTCCTTGATGATCGCCTGCTCGAACCGCACAAGCCAGGGCGTCAGCGTATGGACCACGAAGTCTATACTCTGGTGTTCGATGTTTGAGAAGGTAGCATGCTCCAGGTCCTGCACCATGTGAGGCGGCACCCTGAAGATCCTGCAGATCTCGTTTACGCCGAACTGGCGGGTTGAAAGGAACTGGGAATCTTCCGGAGGCAGGCTGATCGCTTTGTACTGCATGCCTTCTTCCAGGACAGCCACCTTGTGGGCGTTGTTCGCGCCGCCGTAAACTGCCGACCAGTTCTCCCGGATCTTGGACGGGTCCTTGAGCACACCTGGATGCTCCAACACACCGGATGGCTGAGCGCCGTTCTTAAAGAAGCTGCTGCCGTATTTCTCGACTGCCAGCGTCGTTCCCAGCGCGTTCTTCATCATAGCGATCGGGGAGAAGCCTACCAGGCCGTTGAAACCAAGCCCCGGTACATGGAATATCTCATCTCGTCGGAAATAGATATCCTTGTTGTTCTCTCCCGGCTTCTCGTCCGTGTATGCGTGATAGATGTAGAAAATCTGTCCCTTCTCATCCCTGTCGATCTCCATGTTCTCAGGGAGCAGTGGATACAGGCCAAGGATGCCGTTCTTGCCGTCCCTGACGATCTGCGCGTAGCAGTTTCCCCACAAGAGCAGATGCGTCATCATGACTTCCCGGAAGGAGAAACTCGTCATCTCCGGATTCGGCTGCCGGTACAGCAGCTTATACAGCGGATGATCTGTGGCTCGTTCCTTTGCGCTTCCGCCGTCCATCGACCGGTACAGATGCAGCGGAAGACCTGCCACCGTCTCCGCAAGGAGCCGGACGCAGGCATACACCGTAGCGATCTGCATGGCGCTCTTCTCATCCACCCGCTCGCCAGAATCCGCCCTTCCGAACACAAAGGTCTGTCCGGAATCGCGCACGTTATCCTCAATCTTCGGAAGCTCAGGATCATCCCTGGGGCTGATCCCCAGCCATTCTAAAAATCCCATAATGGTTTCCTCCAAAAAATAAAAGGACCGCCCGTTTTCCGGATGGCCCCTGCACTTTTCCACGCTATTACTATAGTCCTTTTCTCAAGGACAATTTTATATGATTTTGGACATCAGAATACATAAAGCCCTCTCTCGTCGTATACGCTTCCCTGCTGCTCGTGGCGGATGCAGCGGTCCAGGGCCATGATCGCCGCCACAATGCCGTCGATCTTCTCCGGTGATTTTGCCTTCGTCGGTTTGATGTTTTCCGCAGCATCGCGGTCAACCACGACGTTTCCACTCATCCACCGCATCACCGGGTTCCCGCCATGGATGATGTTCCCTTCCATGAGGAGCTTCAGAAATTCCTTTGTGGGCGGACTCATATCTTTAAAGCCCTGGCCGAAGGGAACAACAGTGAATCCCATGCCCTCAAGGTTCTGCACCATCTGGACAGCTCCCCACCGGTCAAAGGCAATTTCCATGATGTGGTACTGCTCACCGAGTTTTTCGATGAACTTCTCGATGAAGGCGTAGTGAATCACGTTTCCCTCCGTCGCCATGATATATCCCTGCTTGTACCAGACATCATACGGAACCGATGCTCTGCGAACCCTGAGTGGGATCGTGTCTTCTGGGATCCAGAAGAAAGGAAGCATGATGTATTTCTCCGTCTCGTTCCTGGGTGGGAACATAAGAACAAAAGCCGTGATATCCCCAGTGCTGGATAGGTCGAGTCCGCCGTAACATTCCCGTCCCTTAAGCGAGTCCATATCGATCGGGATATTACCGAGATCATAGATCTGCTCAGGGATAAAGCGCGTCAGAGACGACACCCACATATTGAGACGGAGCTGTTTAAAGACGTTCTCTTCTGCTGGATTCTCCTTGGCTTCGAGAAAGGCCTCTCGGACACGGTCGATCCGGATCGTCTGACCCAGAGACGGATTCGCTTTATACCAGTTCGCCTCATCCGTCCAGTCATCCTCATCTGTCAGACCATAGACCACTGGGTAAAAGGTATGGTCGATTCTTCTGCCTGCAAGGATATCCAGTGCCTTCACATGGAGCTCATAGCAGATACTCTCTTTGTCCGTTCCCGCGGTTGTGATCAGGAAATACAGTGGCTGCTCACGAGCATCCCCTGAGCCCTTAGTTAGGACATCGTAGAGTTTCCGGTTAGGCTGAGCATGTACTTCGTCTAAGACAAGGCCAGATACGTTCAGTCCGTGCTTAGTTCCGACCTCTGCCGACAACACCTGGTAGAATCCAGCATTGCTGTAATTGACGATCCGCTTGGTGGCTGCTGCGATCTTTGACCGCTTAAGCAGTGCCGGTGACTTCTCCACCATCCTCTTAGCGACATCGAACACGATGGACGCCTGCTGCCGGTCAGCCGCAGCACCATACACTTCTGCAGACGGCTCGTTGTCGGCATAGAGAAGATACAGCGCAACTGCTGCAGCCAGTTCACTCTTTCCGTTTTTCTTCCCAATCTCGACGTATGCCGTCCGGAATTGCCGGTTTCCGTCCTCATCCACGATTCCAAAGATGTCCCTGATGATCTGCTCCTGCCAAGGCAGAAGCCAAAATGGCTTTCCGTCCCACCTGCCCTTTGTATGGCACAGGTTCTCAATAAACCTAACGGCACGGTCGGCTTTCGCCTTGTCATAGTGTGACTCAGGCAGCATAAACAGCGACGGTTTGTAATCCAAAAGCCTTGGATAGTCCGCCGGTCTCTTTTCCCTTGGCATCAGGCATCACCTCCCACAACCGGTAAAAATCCCTGCTCATTCAAAGTTGGAAAATTCAGCGTGGCAAACTCTCCAAAGAATGATCGTGCTGCCCTGTCATACGCTCGCGCAGCTTCTTCCGCAGTTGAAAACAGGCCAAGGTAGTGCCTTCTTCCATGTTCACAAATTCTCGCATGGAATCCACCGGATCGCTTATCACGATAAATGCCCTTATAACCAGTTGTGTTTCTGCCGGAAATCCTGTAGTTCCAATGATTCTGGGTATTGGTAGCAACGCGTAGGTTTTTTCTCCGATTATCAAACGGATCGCCATTGATGTGATCCACTACGCTCTCATTACCAACCCCCAGCAGAATATGCGTGACCAGGTCTCTTTTTCTATTAGCGGTTACGTAACCGCGATCATCGACGGTACACATGGTCTTTTCAAAAAATGGCAGGTCACATCTGTCAAAGATGAATGACCTGCCATTTGAACAATGATATCGATAATAATCATTTTCAGCTTCTATATGATTCTTACTACCCATTTAACAGTTCCTCCATCTCATCTCCGTTTTTATTATTCGTGCTATCTGCAATAATCCGAGACCTGGAAGATGGTGTCAGACCGAACTGCTCCGCAAGACGGTTCATGAGCTTCAGGTATGTCTGAGCAATGGATACCTGCGGAACCGTCTGCCAGTATCCGGACGGTGTCTTCACAATCGTTCCATGCTGCGTGATGAATTCCTCAGCCTCCTTCCATCTGGCGTACGCCTGACAGTACCCGGCAAATGCCGCCATGTCCACTTCCGTCAGGACCCCCATCTGTTCCATCTTTTTCGCGAGCCTGCGCCACTCCTTTTTAGCTTCCGGCTCCAGCCACTTCGGACAGGAAGGCGCCTTCTTGTCTGGCCTTGGCTCATTATCATTCAGTTTCCTTTTGCCCGGATTCCCCTCCAACACTTTCAGTGCGGTGGGAGTGGGCTTTCTTCCCCTCGTCGCCATAGGCTTACCTCCTTCCCTGATGGCAATAAAAAAAGACCTGCCGGTCTTCGCTACGAGAAACAGCCCGCTGTGGGCTGTGTCTCCGGTATGTCCGCTGTTTGCTTACTTCTGCTGCATCGCCCAGAGGATTGCGTGGCCGTCATCCTCGAACTCGACCTCGCTGGCTTCTCTCAGCCCGATGATCCCTTCGCAGGAAAGGTCGTCGTCCAAATGCTCGTAAACCGCTCCGAAGTAGCTGGGCTTTCCTGCTCCGTTGTAGTAGTGGCCTGCAACCAGGATCCTGTCGCCGAAGGTCAGGACCTTGCTCCATCGGCTTTCAATGTCCTCGGGTGTGGTAGGGTTCGGGAGTCTGTAGGTTCTCATTGCTTTTTCGATCGTCATCTCTTTGTCCTCCGTTTTCTTTTCCTTATCTTACCTTGCCGGTTCTGACTACTCTGAGCTTGTAAACTTCTTCGAAGGTGGCGCCCTTAAGGCTAATCCCGAAGGCAAGTTCGATCTGTTCCTGTGCTTCGAATCTGTTGTTTGCCTTTGCGCTGTAGGCTTTTCCGTTCTTCTTGAAGGTGTAGGTTGTGTGCATTTTTGTTTCCTCCGTTTGCTTTGTTTTCCCTTTCGGTATGTGTAGATTAACTCTGACGCACATATATATCCAGTTCATTCGGTTCATATATGTGACAAAGATCTGCGGCGGAAACTGTGTATATTTACACGAGCAAAAGGCCCTCCCCTGGGCCTCATGCCGTCCGGCTTCGTTTGCCTTACACCCTTATAGCTATAAGGCTGATTGTGCGGTTCCTCCTGTAAAGGAGTGCGCTGGCGTCGCGGCAGCGATTCTCGATCGCTTCTGACTCTGCCTTCTGTTCTTCGGTTGCGTGCCAGGCAGCGCCGGGCTCGTCTCCGAAAACCTTGTAAGCTGCGCCCCAGTTTACGTGGTAGGAGCTGTTGCACTTTACCAGAATCCCCTCCTCTTCGAAGGCTTTGATCTCCTTTTCGATCTGGCTTAGCTCCGCCTGGATCGCCATCCTTACGAATGCCTTTTTGCAGTTCCTGAGAAGAATCTCCATCGCGTAATCTGCCTGTTCCTCGCTGCCGGTCATTTTGATAAGTTCCTGCTTTGTCATTGTCTTGTCCTCCTTTTATGCTCTCTCGATGTCTACCAGCCAGCTGGCTTCGGGGTGCTTCTCGCCGGTTGCCTTCTCTGTGATCTGTCTCTCTTCGTCGATGTAGTGCAGGCCCTTGCCGACCTTGATCAGCCTGACCGCTTCGAATCCGGGAAGGTTTGTGCGGTAAACCCTGGCGTTTCTGCTCTCGCCATCGTAGCTCTTTCCATCCCAGCCGTTGAAGGTGAAGCGGATGCTCTCGCGGGTCTTTGTGAAGTGTGCTTCAAATTCCGCTCTTGTGATCGTGGTGTTGAAGTTCTTAAGCTCCAGGCTGTTTCTCATTGCGTATGCGTTCATGGTGTTCCTCCTTTGTGGTGGCTGTGTTTTTTGTTAGTGTATTAATCACTCTAAAGCACATATTTATCCACTCATTTCGGAGGTATAAACCTGACAAAGATCAGCCGCTGAAACTGTGTATTTTACATCCGTTCAATCTGGCAGGTCATGCCGTCGACCTCGACGATCCGCCAGTCGAATCCCCGCCACCGGACCTCCAGGATCCGGACGCCGGTGTAGGCGTTACTCCGCTGCCGGTCGGAGAGCACGTTTCCGTGCTTCTCCATCCACTCTGCAAGGTTCCCCTTGAGCCTTGCTTCCTGCTCCATCTTATCCGCGTAGTTGATCATCGTCGGCCTCCTTTCACTGAATGCTGAAAAGGTAGCCGTGAACCTTTTCCCTTGTTCCGGTAAACCAGTTCATGTGAGGGCTGTTGAGTTCGATGAGGCCCTGGAGCCTGCAGCCGTTCTGCTGGAAGATCCAGGCGCTCTCTACCGCGCTGCTCCAGCCGGAGGAGAAGGTGAAGCTCTCGACCCCGAGGTTCCGGAGGGTCTCGATCATCTTTGCTTCGTCGCGGATCGTGTCGTGCAGGTCGATGTGCTCGTTCCCGGCTTCCTTCATCTCCTGGTAAAGCCTGTAAACAAATGCGTAGGCGTCGCCCTTTGCCCCGATCGACTCGTTAAGGCTCCTCATGTCGGCCTTTGCCTTCTCGATCCCGGCCTCGTTTCCGGTCTCCTTTGCGGTGTTGTATGCAGCCCTGATTTCCTCTTCCCTTGCGTACTCCTGTGCGAAATTGTTCTTCATGGTGGTCTCCTTTCTGGGTAGGTGTGTTTTTCGTTAGTGTATTAATCACTCTACGGCGCACATATATCCAGTTATTTCGGAGCGTAACCTGCACAAAGATAGGGCCCGAAAATGTATCATAATTTCAGCCCGTACTCTGCAGCATTGAACGGAGTTTTTCTGGGAAGAGCCTGATATCCAGCGGCTGCACAGATCTTCTCGGTATCCTCATCGGAGAGAACTCGCAGCACCCATATGCTTCCGGCGATGATCCACTTGCCCAGCATCTGCGGGCTGGTTTTGTATCGGTAAAAGCCATGCTCCGGTACCCTTGTAAGCATCGCCTTCCGCTCATCAAAATGACCGTCCTTCCAGCCATTCCGATCCGCTTCTTCCTGGTAGTCGTAGCAGTCGACATATACGCACTCGCACCAGACCTCATCGTCGTGCATGTACTTGATCTTCCCATCCTCCTTGATCCCGATATGGATCGCCAATGGGATATCAGACAGATGCCAGCCGGGCCGGAAGGCGAGCGGGCCTATCTTGGACTTTACTTTTCCTTCCGGTGTCCTGGGCCCTTCTGTAGCATGGACCCATACACCGATCGGCACCGGCTCGTCAGCAAGTACATACAGCGGGAACAGCTCTCCCGGCCTGCTCTTTTTTACCCTGAATAATTTGTATCCGATCATGATTACACCTACGAAAAAAGGAGCCCTTCGGCTCCCTTCTTCTCTCCTTTCTCAAAGGTGGTATTCCTGTCCGGTGATGATGTTCACCACCGTCTTGCCTCTTCCGAAGGCTGCTCTCATCTCGTCGAGCTCTTCTTCGGTGGCGGGTCTTGCGTTCCTTCTGTACTCTTCGAGGGTCTTTGTGACCTCCTCTTCCCTGGCCTTTGTCGTTGCCTCTGTGTCGACCGCGTCCGTGACGTAGGTCAGTTTCTCGAGCATGTCGCTCATCAGGACCCTGCCGATCCGGTTTCTCGCCACCCCGTTCTCGTCGATGGTGATGAGGCCCTTCTCAAGCTCCTCTCTGATCTTTTCCAATTCCTTCTCTGCGCTCTTTTTCCAGTATGCTCCAAGGGCTCCGCTCAGTTCCTTTTCAAATCTCGTCATGGTCTTGTCCTCCTTCGTGGGTATGTGTTTTTCGTTATGGTATTAATCACTCTAAAGCACATTTATATCCACTCATTTCGGAGTCATAACCTGCACAAACATTGGTCCAAAAAAGTGTCAATGTTTAACCAGGCCGGCATTGGTCCAAAAAGGGATCATTCTTTTATTTCGCCGGTCATAATGAAGTGCGCGTACTCTTTCCGGTGATCGATCAGGAAGAGGACCAGTTCATAGTACCCGAGGCGATTTGCGATCTGCTGGACCATGGGTACATCAAACATGTTCGTCTCCCCGGTGTCCCTGACCGCCAGGATCTGCCTGCGGACGGTGTCCGTGAACTCCCCTACCAGGACCCGGCAGGCATCTGCGCCGTAGGCGATCCCGAGGCTGCTTCCGGTATCCCATTTCACATGGATCGTACCGATATCATCCACCGCGGTCACCGTTCCCCTCGTTCCGACTGGCGGCGCCTGCGGATCGTCCATCCGAATCAGCTCCACCCGGGTTCCCTGGGGATACTGTTCTCTTAACCTCTCTACTTGTTTCTTATCCATCGCTCTTCTCCTTTCCGAAGGCTCTACCCTTCTACCACCTTAAGCCCGCCGGTGGCGGGTAAGGCTGCAGGAGGCTGGCTCCTTCGTTTATGCTGTGCGTCCGTGTCGGAAGGCTGCGTCCCCGGCAAGGTTCCTGGTCAGGATCTCCCTGGCGGTCTCGAATTCCTCTCCGACAAATCCGAGCCGGATCAGCCAGGTCCGCATCGCGAATTTCGGGTTGTCGACCTGGGGTTCTTTCGGGCTGGCACTCTTTGCTGCCTTCGCCTGTGCGGAAAGGCCCAGGCAAAGCTGGATGTAGCTTTTGAGCTCTCCGGCGTGCAGGCCGTTTCTCTTGTTCCCGTCTGGATTCGCAAACTGGAAAAGCCTGAACTCGATGGTCCCCTTTGTGAAGGTTGCGTGGAGGTTAAGCATGTGGTAGCGGCTGTCGTTGTAGTGCTGGTCGCGTCCGTAATTCGCGTTGTTCATTGTGTACCAGATGTCTGCGAGTCCCTGCATGGTCTGGGGCTTTTTCCGGTTGAGTTCCGTAAGGAAATCCCTGTTCACCGTTCTGCAGTAACGCCAGATCCTGCTCTGGTCGATCCGGATCGCGCTGGTAAGGAGCCCTTCGTGGCTTGCCATCAGGTTTGCAAGGTTCCTGAGGCTCCTGGCGTCGTGGCCGGCTGCGCCGATGTGGATGTGTACTCCACACATGTGAGCCGGGTCGCTTTTGGCTCCCTTGCGGCGGAGGGTCCTCACCAGCTCCTGCAGGCTCTCGATGTCGTCGTAGGTGAGGATCGGCGTTACCATCTCGCATTTCTCTTCGTCGGTGCGGGCCTTGATGCTCGCGTCCCTCTGGAATTTCCATTCCCTTCCCTGGATGTCGTAGGCGCTCCAGGTTTTGTAGCCGTTGCGGGATGCCGTGTACTCCACCCTGCTGCTTCCGAAGAAGTCGGCTGCCGCTTTCGCTGCGTTCTGCCTCGTGATGTTGTACATTTCAATCTCGACCCCGATGGTCTGTGCTTTCATGGCCTCGATCTGTGCTCTGGTTGTTTCCTTCATGGTATGTGCTCCTTTCCTGGGTAGGTGTGTGCTTCTTTTTGGTAGTGTATTAATCACTCTTTTCCGCACATATATCCAGTTAATTCGGAGCGTAACCTGCACAAAGATCGGGGCCGGAAACTGTGTATTTTACAGCCATCAGTCGATCCGCCTGCAGTCGTCTTCCCCGTAGGCGACTCCAAGGCCGCAGCCGTTATCCCAGTCCACATGGATCGTACCGATTGCATCGACACCAACAACCGTTCCGAGCGTCCCAACCGGAGGTGCCTGATCGTCGTCCATCTTCAAAAGCTCCACCCGGCACCCTACCGGAAAGTCTTCACGCAGGCGTTCAATGATTTCTTTTCTTGGCGTCCTCACTGCTCTGTCACCTCCTCCGATGTTTTCTGGGCCTCGCGCTTCTCAGCCTGCCGCTGCAGCCAGCGTTCCTTTTCCGCTTCGGTGCGGAATGCGCTGTGACCGGTGAGGTTTGCCATCAAGATTCTGCGGGCTTCCTTGTATTCCGGGCCGTTCATCCCCAGGCGGGTCAGCCAAATCCGGAGCGCGTATTTCTCGTTCTCCTCGTTCACCGTCTTGGCCTGAATGCGCTTCTGATCCAGGGCCTGTTTGTTCATCATTCCACAGAGAATGGTGAAGGTCCGCAGTACCTCGGCATCGTTCGTCTCCGGCAGGGTTCCAAATGTGATCCGTTCCTGCGTGATGGTCAACCCGTCGATTGCCTTGCCGTACTCATCCTCGTAGGCGGCGATCGCAGCAAGCAGGCTCTCCTTTGTCAAAATGCTAGCTTCATCCTTCAGGGCTTGTGTTAAACCTGCGTCGACCCTAAAGCTCGTTCCGAGCGCCTTGTTCAGAAGATCCGCTCTGGTGTAGACCAGGTTAATCAGGTTCCGGATGGAGCTGCCGGTGTGGTTCGTCATGGGAACCTCGACCGTCAGGCTGACCAGTTCCGGCGTCCCTGCTTCTGCGGCAGGCTCCGCAGCCGATGTCTCTTCCGGGCTGAAGCCGTCAGCGATCAGGTTATGGGTAAGTCGCTCCAGGGCGTCCCCGTCGTCGCAGGATACCGTCCCGTTCTTGTCGATGGTGAAGTTCCCTACCGTGTATTCGAATGTCGGTGCCTTCTTGTAGACCGCTGTTTCCTGAATGATGTTTTCGATTGCCTTTACCAGCGCCTTCCGCTCTGTTCCTGTTACATTAAATCTTGTTTCCATGATCATCCTCCTTATGCGTGACCCGTGGGTCCATTCCCTCCGGGTAGTGTATTAATCACTCTACCCGGAAGAATTAGCAACGCACACATCTGACAAATATGTGCATGAGGGAATAGCCACTATGCACAAACTTCCTCATAGGTCAGTTTCTGCCCATCACGGAGCACATATGCCTCAGCAGCAACCTCGTGATCCTGACACCATGCCAGATATCTCTTCACAATCACATCCACGAACTTCGGGTCAAGCTCAATGCCGCGGCAGACGCGATCTGTCTCGCAGCAGGCGATGAGCGTACTGCCGCTGCCGAGGAAGGGATCGAGGACGACACCGTTGGTCATGGTGGAGTTACGCAGCGGATAGCTCATAAGCGCCACCGGCTTCATTGTCGGATGATCCTTGGACGAGCGTGGCTTGTCGTACTCCCATACCGTCACCTGTTTACGATCCGAGTACCACTGGTGCCTGCCGCTCTGCTTCCACCCGAACAGGCAGGGCTCATGGATCCACTGGTACGGGCTCCGGCCCAGGACCAAAGCGTTCTTCTTCCAGATGCAGCAGCCGGACAGATAAAATCCAGCGTCCTTAAATGCCTTCCGGAAGTTCAGTCCTTCCGTATCCGCATGCCACACGTAGATACTGCCGTCATCGGCAAGGTTGGCGTGCATGCAGCGGTAGGCAGACAGGAGGAAGTTATAGAAGTCTGCATCGGCCATGTTGTCATTCATGATCTTGCCGGAGGTCTCTTCGACGTCCACGTTATAAGGCGGATCCGTAAGAACCAGGTTTGCCTTCTGTCCGTCCATGAGGCGAGTGTATACTTCCTCGCCGGTGGAGTCTCCACAGATCACACGGTGCGGACCAAGGCACCACAGATCACCCAGCTTCGAGAACACCGGGTTCTGCAGCTCCGCTTCCACATCGAAGTCGTCTTCCTTCACGTCCTTCGAGTGCACCTTATTAAAGAGCGTCTCGATTTCCGGCGGATCAAAGCCGGTCTTCCCCATGTCAAAGTCCGACTCCTGGATGTCTTTCAAAAGATCCGCCAGAAGGTTCTCATCCCAGGCGCCGGTGATCTTGTTGAGCGCAATGTTGAGTGCCTTTTCGCGGGTCTTGTCGATATCCACCACTGCGCAAGGCACCTCGGTAAAGCCCAGGTCCATCGCCACAGTGAGTCTCTGGTGGCCGCCGATGATTGTCATGTCAGCATTCACGACCAGGGGATCAGCAAAGCCGAACTCCTCGATCGACGCCTTGATCTTCTCATACTCCTTGTCTCCAGGTTTCAGTTTCTTCCTGGGGTTATACTCAGCCGGTTTCAGAATGGTGACCGGCATCACCTTTAGCTCTGCTGCTTTCACTTAGCCTTACCTCCATTTCTAATTTTTCGGCCTTATGCCGTTTCTCATAGTTCCAAAAGTCGTACCGACATTTATCCGAGCAGAACTTCCTCGGCCTGCCGTTTTGATTCCTGCCTACTGGCGATCCGCACCACGGACAGAACTGCTTCGCGCAGGCGGCCAGAAAGCTGCTAATATCCTGATCTTCCATCCCTTATCCTCCTGACACGAAACTCTCGCAGCCTGCCGCGGGCTGACACGAAACTCCATGAAAAAAGCAGTGGTGGAATTACATCCATCACTGCCTTCTGACAACGTTATTTGATTGTGCTCAATCCTTTGTTTATGGGCTTTTCCCGGAATCCGCCGGGTCCATTTCGCGGGCGTCGGATCCCCCCTATGCAATTTCGCGATTTTTCGCGTGAGAGGGGGCGGCGGTCCCTGGGGACTTCACCGTAGAGAAGTGACCCCGCCCCCAGGGATCAGTAATGATACTCAGGTGTCTGGTCCTCTCTTCTCGTCTTCATGCTGTGGTGGCGGTGGCAAAGGGCCTGCCAGTTGCTTCGGTCCCAGAAGAGCTTCTGATCACCACGATGCGGGACGATATGGTCAACGTCCGTTGCCTTCACGTACCGCCCTTCCTTCATGCACTCCACACACAGAGGGTGCGCCTCAAGGTACTGCTTCCTTGCTTTCTGCCACGCACTGCCGTAGCCTCTACTCGCAGCGGAACGTACCTCCTCGGGGTGCAATACTTTGTGACGGTCGCAATACTTCTGTCCTGATGGGACCAGTGCAGCACAACCGGGGTGCTTGCATGGTACCTTTGGTTTCGTAGGCATCAGCGTACAAGGCCCCACTCAGCGAACTTCTCAAAGCCACCGATCTGGTTAATATACAGGCGTGCTGTCTCAACCATTTCCTCAAAGGAAACTGATCCGATTGCCTCATCACCTATAGCACAGCACACTTCCACAGGCATATCCATTTCCTGTGCCTTCAACCATGCCCAGATATTCACAGAGACATCCGCCTTTGACAGGTCCTTTCCATGCAAGCCACCACCTGTAACACTGTCCGCCATGTCACTCCCCAGCTTCCTGTTGGTAGCTCCCGTGTCTACATCAGTTCCACCTGTCCAGTCACCTAGAGGGTTGATCTCTGCTTTCGGATAGACAGCGCGAAGCTCTTCTGTAGGAGCATTGCTCTGGCAGATGATCAGGCGCTCTTCGTCCAGGATGTACTTCCCGTCACAGCCGTATTTGCCATAAATCTCCCGGGCGATTTTGGCAAGTTTCTGCTGTTCTCCCGTCACAGGCTCTCCCTTAAAAATCCCATTGTCACCGCAGCGGAAGCCCTGCTCCTGGTTCTTTGCAAGGTGCGAATCCTGTGGAACTTCCACATAATCGACTGCTACTTTGCCGGCAATTCGCCCCACCGCGGCTTCGATTTCATACAGAGGCAAGGAAATATCCGTCTCTGCAATGATGTGGCAAATCCCGTGTCCCAGAAGGACTTCCACTGCGATGCGGGGATCATCTTCCAGCTCGTACGCTAGGTCTACAATAGCTCCGGCAATACGGTCGCACAGCTTGTCGGGATGTGAAGGATTTACTTTCTCAAACATAAAAAAATACCGTCCTTTCATAGCAAAAGCCCCGGATCGCTCCGAGGCTTTGTCACTTTTTCACGCTATTAGGGTATCATCTTTCGCAATTAAGATTTTATCCCGTTTTGGACACGAAACTCAGGATTTTCCAAACAGCAGGACCGTCAGTCTATCCAGAGCCCTGTTCTTCCGCTTATATGCAGTCGGCTGCTCAATATTAAGGTACTCCGCGATATAATATGCAGCATTGCTGCCATAATTGTTGCTGTCACCGTAAAAAGCCTCAAGGCAGTAGCGCTCCTCCTCTGACAGTTCCTCCCAGGCAGGTTTGAACCAGTCCATGTACTCGACCGCCTGTCTGTAGCGCTCCTTTAAGATATCGATCTCATCAATGTTCTTGATGATGCGGTCCTCTGCTGCCTGCGGGTTGTATGCCTTCGGCGTGCTGTCCCAGCCAGGGCTTCCGATACCAACCATCTTGTCATAGGTCCTTTTGATCTCATCGTCCGTGCTGCTCAGAATGAACTGCATGGCGTCGTAATCCTTAATCGCAGCGATCGTGGCCGACCGCTTGTCCAGATACTTCCACATAATGCTCATGGCTTCTACCTCCGAAAAATGAATGATCAGTTCCCCGGATTGACTCAGATTGTCAGATTTGCCTTTACCGCAGAGATCAGGTTCTGCTGCGTCGTGTCCTTGTGCTTTAAGGCATCCAAGACATCGCTATCCACGGTATCCCTGGTCAGGATGTGGTGGATCGTCACAACTTCCTTCTGTCCCTGGCGCCAAAGGCGTGCATTTGTCTGCTGATACATCTCAAGGGACCAGACCAGTGAAAACCAGATCAGAATGTGCCCGCCCTTCTGAATGTTGAGGCCGTGACCGGCACTGGCAGGTGAGATCAAGCCGATCTGTATCTTTCCCGCATTCCAGTCTGCAATGTCCTGATCGCTTTTCAGGTCCCTTGACCTGAAGCCCTGATCCTCCAGATACTCCCGGATGCGCTCGTGATCATGCTGAAACCAGTAGGCCACCAGGACGTTCTGGCCGTTTGCCTGCTCGATGAGACCCAACAGTTCCTGCAGCTTCTGGTCGTGGATGACCCGCATCTGCCTCTCGTCATTGTAGATGGCACCGTTTGCCATCTGCAGGAGCTTTCCGGAAAGGACTGCCGCATTGGCCGCATCGATTGTCTCGCCGTTCAGCTCCACCAGCAGTTCCTTCTTCATCGCGTCATACAGCTTCTGCTCCTCCAGCTCCATGTCCACGTAGTGATTGACCATTACCTGCGCCGGCATGTCGAGATAGTCCAGTGCTTTCATGGAGACCGTAATATCAGAGATCCGGCTATAGATCGCTTCCTCTGCACCGGGCAGTGGCACGTAGTTATACACCACACCGGTGTATGGATTCATGCCTGCAGGCTTGAAGTATGCTTCCCTGTACCTGCCGATGAACTTCCCCAGGCGCTTTCCGTTATCGATGAGGTAGGTCTCCGCCCACAGGTCAAGCAGTCCATTGGATGCCGGCGTGCCGGTAAGGCCTATTATGCGCTTTATATAGGGCCGTACCTTCCTCAGTGCTTTCCAGCGCTGTGACTGATGGTTCTTGAAGGAAGAGAGCTCGTCGATCACCACCATATCAAAGGGCCATGGGATCTTGTGTTTCTCAAGGTAAGTAACCAGCCATTTCACGTTCTCTCGGTTGATCACGTACACATCTGCCGGTGCCTTCAGAGCCGCTTCTCTTTGCTTTGCGCTCCCTGTCATCACAGACATCTGCAAAAACCTCGCATGCTCCCAGGTGTCACGCTCCTCCGGCCAGACTGTTTTGGCAACACGTAAGGGTGCGATGACCAGTACCTTGCTCACCTCGAAGCTATCAAACATCAGGTCCAGGATGGCGGTAAGACTGATGCAGCTCTTCCCAAGCCCCATCTCAAGAATCAGCATTGCTTCCGGTGTAGACCGCAGAAAGTCCACACAGTAATTTTGATATTCATGTAAATCACTTCTTTCCATTTGTTTCCCTCATAAGCTGGTGTAGCAGTGCCGGTCCATCAAGGTCAGACAGGGCTTCAAAATACTGTGAACAGAAAAACCGGGTGATCTCTCGAATGTCCCTATTCGCCTTCGCATCCTCCGGGCAAATCAGATGCCTTTTGTATGCTGCCCGAAAGTCCTTCACTGCCTGTATGATGATGGCATTTGCCAATGCCTCATAATTTCCTTCCATCAAAGCTCCCTCCAGGTAAGCGTTCCGATCTTTCCGGCACACTTGGAGATCGCGTTTCTGTTAAGACGCTTCTCCCGGATCAGCCCGGCCAGCTCCTCTGACTGATCTCTAATGTCCCGGATCACGTTGTGGTAATGCTCACGGATCTCATCCAGCTCACTGTGGTGCTCCCGTAGGATCTCTGCCCATTCATACTCTGATGCGTATGTCTCTGAAAGCGTTTCCTCAAGGGTAGTCCGAAACTCCATGCCCATATGCTGATCGATCAGCTCCATCAGATCCTTCAGGCCAAAGACAACTGCTGCCTTACCCTTCACCTCAATCACGTGTGCCATGCTCCACCTCCTTCAGGATCTCCGGTATCTGCTCCCTCCCGTCCAGGATGAACACCTTAAATCCGAGTTTCCGCAGCTGCTTATGCCTCCGCTCCTGCAGCGGTCTCGGCTTTTTTCCCGGCGCCTTCACCTCCACAAATCCGATGTGTCCTTTCGGCAGCAGGATCATCCTGTCCGGCATCCCATCCGTTCCGGGAGATACCAGTTTTGGACACATGCCACCCGCTGCCTTCACCGCCATCACGAGGGTGTGTTCGATCTGTTTTTCTCGCATGCTTCGTATTCCTCCCAGCACTCTTCAAAGACCTCCAGGCAGGCGTCACACGCCCGACAGCTTTCGAGGTAGTCTCGAATGATCCTGTGCCCGTCACGATCCTTTGTGCTTACATGGGCCGGGAACTCGGTCTCATCACTTACCATGTCGTCTGCGAGGTCGGACTTGCGGCCTTCTTTGCCAAAATAGTGTTGTTTCATATACTCAAAAAATGTCACGATTTGTTCCTCCATCACTTTGAAATATCGCTGATCATGTACCTCAATGTAGGTCTCTCCATAACCCTCTATACAGATATTTTTTCTGTAAATTTTTCTATATAGAGCCCTTATGCAGATGAGGTACATTGAGGTACATAACAGCTGAAAATGCTTATAAATAAAGGCTTTTTGGCCTTGGCAAAATGTAGGTCACTGTAGGTCAACCACCAAATTCACTCTTGATGCGCAGCCCTTTAACCACCACTCCAGACGTCATACGCTTCCGCTCAAAGTCCCTCTGGGCCAACGCTCCATAGAAATCGGAGGTACTCCTGGTATACTCACCCATGCGGAGGCAGTAGGCCCGATACTCCTGATACAGCTCACCCGACTTCTCCCTGTAAGACGGATCGACTTCGCAGCACTCCTCCAAAAAATCACCCAGCCAGTCATTCTGCCCCCGATACTCGTCGATGGCATCCTGCACCACCTTGGGGTTTTTTAAATGAAAATCCTTGTCGATGATGCGCCTGGCGCCTTCAATGATCCACGTAAGGATCGCCGGTCCCGCGTTCTCATAGAGGTAGTCCGCATAGTTCTTTATATCGCTCCGGCCTTCAAACACGGCATTGAAGGGGATCACGATCAGCCTTCGCCACGTTCCCTCGTCTGTCGCGCCCACCTTAGGCAGGTGATTCGTATACAGGACCAGGGTGTGTGACGGCGTGAAGGAAGCAGGCTTGCAGAACTTCTTCTCACCGTAAATGTCGTCGGTGGAAGTAAGCTGCTTGACCACAGAGGTGTTGAGCCGCATGCCCTCCTCCAGCTCCTTGGCCAGTGCCAGGCGCACGCCTTTAAGCTCCGCCATCTCAGGCTTCACATTCCTGCGGCAGCCGACCGTCAGGGTGTCCGCAGATACGTTGCCGGCATATCCGCCGAGGACCCTCGCGATGGTGTTCCAGAAGGTCGACTTGCCGTTGCGGCCCTCTCCATACGCGATGATCATCGCCTCCATGTACACCTTGCCAATGGCGGAAAGTCCCACGACCTCCTGTACGTAATCAATCAGCTCCTGATCTCCGAGAAAGGTCTTGTGCAGGGCATCCTCCCAGAGCACCTTTCCCTTATCGCCGGGTTCCACCGCCGTGACCTTTGTGCAATAGTCTTTCCAGTCATGCTCCTGCATGCCTTCGATCCCATCTACCAGACGGACTGATCCCTGGGGCGTATTGAGAAGAAGCGGATCAGCATTGAGCTCCTCCAGCTTCACCCCAACCATGGGCTTTGCTGCCTCCATAGCCGAGCGGATGTATTTGATGTTCCGGCGTCCCATCACGAACCCGCGGTAAGCGGCCGCCGACAGGTAATCCATGAGGACGTTTCTCTGTTCCCCAGTAAGCCCCTCCATGGCCTTTTTCCCTCCGGCAAGCACTTCTTCGCCTGCACCGGAATTCAGTACCGCCTGCTTTCTGATGAACATAAGGAGCTCCGCATCAGCAAGCTGCTGATCCAGAAACTCGATCGTAGCGCCAAGTGCCGCTTCCTTCGATTCCTCCCAGTAGGTGCCGTTGTAGCGGAAAAAGTCCGTCGCCGGATTGAAGCAAATTTCATCGCCGTACTCCTTTGACAGAACCTTTGCCTGTCCAATATCGGAATAATCCTCAGGCATAAGGCACCCTGCGGGTCCCGCCAGCTTGGCGGTATTGTATTTCTCAGGAGGGACATACCCTTCCTGGGCTGTGACGACCTTTTCAAACTTCCTGGCACTGAGCCATATCTTCCGGAGCTCCTCACTCGGCAGTGGCGGAACACACTTTTTCGACTCCTCCAGGAAGATCTCGCGCGAGATGTCGTTCCAGCCGTAACGCTTGACGATGCGGCCGGCGAACCGGCTCATTGTGGCATTCCGGCTCCCCTCCTTAATGATGTAGCTGCCGCCATAGCTGCCCTGGTCCATCTTCTTGTCGAACTCATCCTCTTCTAAAACTTCATTCAGTTTCTTCGTACCGGAGAAGTACTCGACCTGAGGGTTATCCGTACCATAGAAGAAGCGGGCCGCATCCAATGCTTTAGGATCAACATACGGAAATGCACTGGCCACCCGTCGCTTCATGGCGCTGTAGGCGTCCGAATCATCAATGCTGTCGATCTCCAGGAAGGCGTGAAACTTGGGTCTTGCGGCCTTCCCATTTTTCTTTTTCATGTGGTGCCGGCTGTAATGAATACCGATCGATACATCCGGAAATGCATCCCGCAGATCCTTCGGCGTGATCCAGTCCTTAGGATTGTCGGAGTGATCGTTATCAAACTCGACAGCCAAGCAGTTGCTGCTTATAAAGTTCGCATTGCTGCGATAGCTGTTTTTGTATGCAGCGCAGACATAGTCGCGTGCGACTGCCTGTTTAAGTGATGCTGTATCTGTCACTTCGGCCTTGTGCGGGTAAAGGCAGTTGTCTTCCCGTCCAAGACAATCAGCGTAATAAATAGTAAACATAGGTTATTCCTCCTTGGGCAGAACAAGCTGCCGTTCTACTTCATCGAGGTTCTTTTTGAGATTTCTCATTGCTCCCTTCCAGTAGGGCTTCACAAAGGTCCTTTCCCCTGATGGGAGTCGGCGCCAATGGCCGACCACATGCCAGACCAGAGCATGATAGGTACGGCTCCGGCCTCCGCCCGTGATGGCATCGATCAGCTTTTCCGTACCGATGTATCTCTGTTTCACGTACCGGACGATCCTCTTCCGATTTCCCTTATCATCGATTGACGCAGTCTTCACCTTCTGTTTTGCCCCCTTGCGGAATACATCCTTCACAACAGGGTGAAGCAGAGCGATCATCACACCGTACCACGCGTTCATCACGAATCCCGCCATCTTAAGCAGCGCATTGACAGCGATTTTCTTTTCCCGGATCATCTTCTCCGTCAGGCCGATGTGTCCGATATCATCCACAAAATTGATCCCATTGATGCCGTGCATGACAAACAGGGGGCAGGCGATCTGCCTGGGACCGAGATAGATGATCAGGGCTCCAACGCGGGCTGCTTTGTTTTCTGTAATGATCTGCTGATAGTTTTTGAAGATCACAATGCGGTAGGTATCTATCGGAGAGTCTTTTCCTTTGATCGAGAGCTCCATATCTGTCAGCGGGATACTTCCGCTGATCAGGATATCGGCAGGCGTGCCGGCATCAGCGGCAGGCGTGCTCTCATGCCACAGCCTATTGAGCTGCTTTATGTCATCAAAGGTCAGCGTAACCCGATCACTCGGATTGGTCTCATTGATCTTCGACCACAGCTCCCTGTTACCTTCCTCGTCCAGGAACCTGGCATATACACTGTTCAGAGCGGAGTTATGCTCGGTGACCCCATTGGCCCTACGCATCTCTTCCACCCTGGCATGGTATTCCTTCCAGGTCGTGACCTTCTCGGCCTTTTCCATATATCTGGTGTAGAACTCTTCAAACTGGGCATCGTCCATTGAGTTAAAGGCATCCACTGCTTTCTGATACTGCTCCTTCGTCGACACCTGGGAGAACTGATAGAGCATCTCGTCTTCAACATCCCTGCGTTCCATACTTGTCATCTGATTGGCCTCCTTATTGTTTCCGGCAGACCGGTATCCCTCCGGCCTGCCTGTTTCCTTCTTCATCAGTCATCCACATCGCAGCGCTGGTCGTTGATGACATCGCGTGCAAAGTCGAGTGCTTTCATAACAGCGTCCAGTGCTGCATCTCCGCAGCAGGCGATCTCAATACCGAAGATCTCCCCATCGTCACTAGTGACCGGCTCGAAATGGAAATCGCCTTCCATGCACACGAGGCTCAGATAGGTTCTGCCTCCGGCCTTTCTGCAGGGCGTTCCTTTATATCCGGTTGTACCGGCTTCGGCCAGCAGCTCTGTGTGGTGGCCCATAACCGACCGTTCAAATGTCTCCACGATCTTGTCGTTTATTCTTTTGTGTTTTTCCTCAACTGCAAACATTGATCTCTTCCTCCTTTAAATGTCTGATTGGTATTCCTGCTTCTTTTGTGTCACGCCCTGCGGGTGAATCTTTGTTTCGGATTTCCATGGGAAAACATCTCCTTTCATCGTTCTGCTTTCCCATGCCTGCTTAGGCGCGATTTTTATAACGAAAATCCAAAATTTTTTTTGCTTCCTTTTTTTTATAGAAAAAGCCGCCCTGGAAATAATTTCCGCGGGCGGCTATAAAAATGCCCTCTAAGCAGGCATGGGAGTATAGCCGGAGATGTGACGGCGAACATTTCAAAAAAAAATCTGAAAACCGTTATAAAAATCCGGCCTAAGCAGGCATGGGTAGTTGAGAACAAAAAGAAAGGAGATTTTGAAATGACAAACAAAGATAAGCATGTTCTCATTGACGGACTTAGGAAGCTGGCAGCAGACGTGGCGGATCTTGCTTCGACGCTGGAAGGTGCTGAGCCCACACCGCAGAAACAGGATGTTCCCACTGAGGAACCCGCTCCCGTTGCCGCAGAGGCGGCACCTGTCAAGGAGTACACCTTCGAAGAAGCAAGGGCGATCCTCGCGGAGAAGGTCAGAAAGGGATTCCGGGCTGAGGTCAAAGCGATCCTCAATGCGCACGGCGTGAAGCAGCTTTCCGATATTGAGGATGCGCACGTGCTCGACGCGATCGTCGCTGAAGCGGAGGTGATCGGAAATGGCTAAGCATGCATACCTGGCCGCCTCCGCCAGTGAAAGGTGGCTGCGGTGCCCTCCCAGCGCAAAGCTCTGCGCCCAGGAGGAGGACCGCGGAAGCCCTTACGCACAGCAGGGCACTGACGCCCATGAGCTCGCAGCCTACCTCACAGAGAAGGCCCTGGGCATAAGCAGCCGCGATCCTACAGAGGATCTGACCTACTATGACGCGGAGATGCAGGAGGCTGCGGAAGGATACGCCGCCTTCGTCATGGAGCAGGTCGCGGAAGCCAAAACGCTCTGCGCTGACCCGCTGGTCTGCATCGAGCAGACACTGGACTTCTCCAAATGGGTCGAGCACGGATTTGGCACTGGTGACTGCGTGATCGTCGCGGATGATCTGCTGCACATCGTGGACCTGAAGTATGGCGTCGGGATCCTGGTCTCCGCTTCCGGCGAGGACGGGACCGGCAACAGCCAGCTCAAGTGCTACGCGCTGGGTGCGCTGGACACCTTCGGAGATCTCTACGACATCAATCGCGTGAAGCTCTCCATCTACCAGCCCCGCAGGGACAACGTAGACACCTTTGAGATGAGCCGTGAGGATCTGCTGAAGTGGGCCGATGAGGTACTGGCCCCCATCGCCAAGCTGGCCTACGAAGGACAGGGTGAGTTCTCCGCCGGCGACCACTGCCAGTTCTGCAAGGTCAAGGCAACTTGCCGGAAGCGGGCTGAGTACAGCATGGAACTCGCAAGGTATGAATTTACCGAAGCTCCGCTGCTCGACGAAAGCGAGATCGCAGAGATCCTTCCGCAGATCGACAACCTCGTATCCTGGGCCGAGGACATCAAGTCCTACGCGCTGGAACAGGCGCTGTCCGGAGTTCGCTACCCCGGCTTCAAATTGGTCGAAGGCCGGAGCAACCGCAAGTACACCGATGAGGTGGCAGTCGCCACGGTCGTATCGAACGCCGGATACGATCCGTATGAGAAAAAGCTGTTGGGCATTACAGCGATGCAGAGGCAGCTCGGCAAGAAGCGATTTGATGAGCTCCTGTCAGGGCTCATCGTCAAACCACAAGGAAAACCCGTGCTGGCTCCGAGTACAGACAAAAGGCCGGAGCTTAATGCAGCAGCAAATGATTTCATGGAGGAATAAGAATTATGAGTAAGGTTATGAACCCCACAAAAGTTATCACAGGCAAGCGCACCGTTATGTCTTATCTGAACGTCAATGAGCCCAAGACCCCAATGGGCGGCGGTACCCCCAAGTACAGCGTCTCGCTGATCATCCCGAAATCCGACACCGCAACTATCACCAAGATCCGTGCTGCCATCCAGGCGGCCTATGAGGAAGGCCAGTCCAAACTCAAGGGAAACAGCAAGTTCGTACCGGCGCTGGAGGACCTCAAGACCCCGCTCCGCGATGGCGACAAGGAGCGCAAAGGCGACGACGCTTATAAGGGCAGCTATTTCGTAAATGCCAACTCCACCACCAAGCCCGGTGTGGTCGACGCGGACCGAAATCCCATCCTTGACTCCTCGGAGCTCTACTCCGGGATCATCGGCAGAGCGTCCATCAACTTCTATGCGTTCAACTCTAACGGCAACCGCGGCATTGCCTGCGGCCTGAACAACATCCAGAAGCTCGCGGACGGTACGCCTCTCGGTGGCCACAGCCGCGCAGAAGACGACTTCGCTGATCTGGACGATGATGACGACGAGGACTTTCTGTCCTAATCACCCACTCTTTTATCATGGCGGCAGGGCTCATTGCCTTGCCGCCTTTTTGAAAGGAAAACAATATGGAAATAAAATCGCTCAGCTTGGATTTAGAGACAAAATCAAGCGTCGACATCAGTAAATGCGGCGCCTACAAATACGCGGAGTCACCGGACTTTGAAATTCTGCTTTTTGGCGTATCCGTAAACCATGGACCCATCACCGTGTATGATCTCGCCTGCGGGGATACCGTCCCGGACGAGATCATCTGTGCCCTCTCTAATGACTCTGTGATCAAGACCGCCTACAATGCGGCGTTTGAGAGAATCTGCCTGTCCGTGTGGCTTCGAAAGTTCTATCCGCAGCACTTTAAGACCTACAGCATCCCCGGCGATCCCGTCCGGAACTACCTCGATCCGTCCTCCTGGAGATGTACCCTGGTATGGGCTGCCTACAACGGCCTGCCCCTGGGCCTTGAGAAGGTCGGCGCCGTCCTCGGCTTTGAGGAGCAGAAACTCAAAGAAGGAAAGGACCTCATCAAGTACTTCTGCTGCCCCTGCAAGCCCACAAAGAAGAATGGCGGCAGGACCTGGAACCTGCCCTGCCACGATCCGGAAAAATGGGCGTTGTTTAAGAAATATAATGAGCGTGATGTTCTAGTAGAGCTCCAGATCCAGGAGCGGCTTAAGAACTACCCGGTTCCGGATTTCGTGTGGGAAGAGTACTGCCTTGACCAGGAGATCAATGACCGCGGCATTATGATCGATCAGGAAATGGTGACGCAGGCGCTTCGGATCGATGAGCTGTCAAAGACAGACCTGTCTGCCAGGTTAAAGAGAAAGACCGGCCTCGAAAACCCGGGCTCAGTCATGCAAATGAAGTCTTATCTTTCAAAGAAGGGAATGGACGTAGATAGCCTGGGGAAGAAGGAAGTCGCAGCCATGATAAAATCGGCACCGGAAGATCTAGCAGAGGTGCTTTCCCTCCGGCTCCAACTCGCCAAAAGCAGCGTCCGCAAGTACCAGGCCATGCAGAACGCGGTCTGCGCTGACGGCCGCTGCCATGGAATGTTCATGTTTTACGGCGCCAACAGAAGCGGAAGGTGGGCAGGCAGGCTGATCCAGCTGCAAAACCTGCCGCAGAACCACATGGAAGATCTGGACCAGGCACGCGCCCTGGTCAGTGCCGGCGACTATGAGATGCTGGACATACTGTATGACTCTATCCCCGGTGTACTCTCGGAGCTGATCCGCACTGCCTTCATCCCGCGTCCCGGATACAAATACATCGTCAGCGACTTTTCCGCCATCGAAGCCCGCGTGCTCTCCTACCTTGCCGGCGAGAAATGGCGTGCGGAGGTCTTCCACAAGGGCCGCGACATCTACTGCGAAAGCGCCAGCAGGATGTTCGGCGTGCCGGTTGAAAAGCACGGCATCAACAGCCACCTGAGGCAAAAAGGTAAAATTGCCGAGCTTGCCCTCGGCTATGGCGGCAGCGTCGGTGCTCTTACCGCCATGGGCGCCCTCGACATGGGGCTTTCCGAGGACGAGCTTCAGCCTCTGGTGGACATGTGGCGCAGCAGCAACCCGCACATCACTTCCTACTGGTGGGCCGTAGATGCCGCCGTCAAAAAAGCGATCAAACAGAGGTGCCAGACACAGGTTGGCGACATCACTTTTGTAGTAAAGAGCGGCATGCTATTCATCACGCTGCCATCCGGCAGGCGGCTCTCTTACGTGAAACCCCGGATCGGCGAGAACCGTTTCGGCGGAGAGTCGGTCACCTACATGGGGATCGATGCCACAAAGCACTGGTCCCGGATCGAATCTTACGGTCCAAAATTTGTCGAGAACATCGTGCAGGCCGTGAGTCGGGATATCCTGGCTTACGCCATGAAAACCCTCCGCTGCTGTCAGATCGTCGGCCACGTCCACGATGAGCTCATCATTGAATGCAGTCCGGACGTCTCGCTGGATGCAGTCTGTGAGCAGATGGGGAGGACGCCTTCCTGGCTCCCCGGCATCGAGCTTCGGGCTGATGGATATGAATGTACATTTTATCAGAAGCAGTAAATAAAAGAGCAGGACCTACTATGATAGTAAGTCCTGCTTATTGCATTTATGATTTATTTGCCACTGCCAATGCCGCCATCTCGTCTATCAATTCCTTGTTATCCATGTAATCCTTAAGACGATTTAGCCTGACTCTCATTTCTGCACTTCGCGTAAAATAGTCGTAAGTAAGTCCTGCTGCATCAAGCCTCTTTCCATATTCTTCTTCATCCTTAATCCGGTAGAAGTGCATATAAACATAGCTTTTGCGCGGTCTAAAGAGAACCGGATTCGTTGCGATTCCATTTTTTGTTAATCCGATATAGAACTTGTTGTATTTCATCTCGAATTCTTTTAGTGGTTCGCACTGCTCGAAGATACTGTCAACGACTTTCAGTTGTTCTTTTGTGGACCGCGACTCCCAGTACTTACGATCTGTTGCTTCGTACTCTTCTTCGTCTTCATCGGCAGCTGTTATTTGATCCAGTACTTTAGTAAAAACCAATGCCAGTTCGCCGTCGCTCATTTTATAAGCCGCGATTTGGAGAGCTACAATAGGAATGTTGCCATTAAATAGCTGGATCACGTTCATAAAACGACCGGTGATTTCCTCGGCAACAATAACCGCTACATGATCATACTTCTTATAACGTTTTCGCTCCGTGTCCCAATATTCGATTGTACGAATAATGTGAGATGGATCTGTCTCACCAAGCTGAATTTCAACCTCATAACGTGTATTGCCGTCATCTGCCATCAGCAAATCGAGGCGACCCCCAGCTGGCTGCGTTTTTTCTTTAGTGAGCGCAGTAAGATCTCCAAGCCCCAGGCAAGACGGGTTCTCAAAAATATAATCCTGAATCATTTTCTCATTGACATCCTTCGAGTCTTTCAATGATATTCTATCCATTGACACTAATTTTGGCATTTTTAATACTCCCGTTCAGAATTATTAACTTACTTGTTTTTAACTCTATCATTGAAAACAGGAGAAAACAATGTACAACATGTAAGAATCACATACGGCATTGAATAGTAATTACTGAATAAGCAGGACCCGCTATTGCAGCAGGTCCTGCCCTTTCATGAATTATTCATTCATCCTATATTCTTTGCCGATCTCTTTTGCACGCCTGAGCAGCTGATATACCCTCGGCTCCGATACTCTAAGATCCGCTGCGATCCTCGTGACGGGATCTCCCAGAAGCTCCCTTGCTTCAAAGGCCCTTGCGATCCTCGGATCTTCCGCATCCATGCGGACGCGGATCTCAGCATACTCCATCTTTGCCACTGCCTGCTGCTCTACCGAATCAGCGGTCTCCGGCTCATATCCGTCCTCGACCAGGCCGTCCAAGGAGACGAGCGATGCCTGCTTTGTTTCCGGCGTCCTACCATAAGGGCATTCCGAACACTTGTTGGTATCCTTGCATCTGATAAAGGCCTTGCGCTGTCCGGGCACCATGCATCTGGTGCTGTTGTATCCCCGGGAGTGCACGTTATTGATGTACTCCCACTGCGCTTCTGCGAACGCCCTGTTTGTCGTCTTGTAAAAGTACACGAGTATCCTCTGGCTGGCGCCAAAGTGCAGATATATGCAGTCCTTTTTAGTTATCCCGTAATTAGCCATATCTGCCTTGTCTTTGATCTCGATCGGGGCATCGTACAGAGTCTCCCCGTTCTCTCCCACATAAGATCTGTGTTTAAATTCACCACTGTTACTTGCATCAACCTTCTTTGTCCGAGCCATCTTGCTCTCCTTTCGCTTTTTGTCGCGAAACGGAGAGCCTCGAACAGACGCTGAGAAGGGTGCACTTAAGAGACCGGATTCTGAGAGCTAAACGATAGCTCTCCGTTTCTGGTTAAGTGCCTTCCCCTCCACAGGTCTGGCATCCATATTCAGTTCCTGACGCGCTCCCAGTGGAGCCCTACTTCCGGATTTCGGGTAGTTACGCATCAGGTATGAGCGGCTTAAGCGCTCAGGCAGATCTGCACAGTGTGCCGGTCTGACTCAAAGCTCAAGCTTATGGCCCTTTAACTTAGATATATAGGAATTTCTCCGAAAAGATGTCCGTTTGCGCCCCTTCCCTTTCCAATAGAGATGAGGCCGCCATTTTGACGAAATAATTGTCGAATTTTCTTTAGCAGCAGTGATTTCCTCCTTTACCTTTACTCCGACAAATATGGAGTGAAATTCCAAACTCGCCAGAAAAAAATTTCACTTTTTTGCCTGTATCTCTCTCTACTCTTACTCCCCCATCTGCGAGGAAATTTTCCGGAAAAAATATGAAAAACTTATTTTTCGCTTCTGATCCCCTATTCCTAAGCGAAAAAATCAACTCCTTATGCTTCTGGAAATATATGTCCGCATTTCTCAGCTATAAGAAATTGGTGAAACAAAAAAAGCCGGAGTCATCACCACACCGTTTTCAGGTGTGATAACAACTCCGGCAATTTGGTAACTCGTTAGCTTGGATCGGTTCCGTGGCTCGGTAGTTTATGTATGTTCTAGTTTGATTTTATTGATCTGCTGTTCAAGATCTTCAAGTGCGATCGTGAGGATTCCTTTCTTTCCAGAGACCTCGATCTCCATCTCTCCGTTATCCTCGACGATAACATCACAGATTCTCGGTTTTGTCTTTTTCCTGCTTCTGTTGTCTCTAATGCTGTATCTCATCATTGGCTACACCTCCTTTACCACTGAAGATCCATAAATTTATCTATAATACTCTTCGTATTTGCAGACACACTTATATGTCTGTTATCGCCATATACGGTTGTGTATAACTTCTCAATAAGTCTCTTCATTTCTTCGCCGACAGAATAAGTGCTGCATAGTGGACTGACTTTCCCAAAACTATCCACTAAGTATAACTCTATCTCTTCGTTGCTTTTATACGGGTCAAACAGATCATCTTTAGAATAGTTTTTATTACCAAGATACAGTTTCATCATATAAAAGAAATCTCCACCAGGAGTAAGTTCACAATGATAGCAGTTTCCAAAACTGTTCACGTCATCAAAGCGAAGAAATCTTGACTGATAGACATTTGCGACATAATTAACAAGTTCTCCAGACACAGGATCATCTATCGCGGAAGGTACAGGAAGGAACAAAGGATGCACAAAACTCTCCCCGGAATTATTGGAGTTCAAATAGGCAGCACCTTCTATCTCCCATGCGATTCTTCCTGATTCCGAACCTTTGATCAGTTTTTCAATGAACGCAGAGAAGTACTTCTCATCCTGATTCAGGCCTTTGTAATTTACAGAAATAAGATAGTCGATGCTCACTCCTAAGGCATCGGCAATCGTCGACAGAGTCTCAATTCCTGGAACAGCAGTGTTTCCTTCCTTACTGAGTTTAGAAAGATATCCCGTACTTAACCCGGCTCTCTTTTCCAGATCCCCTATTCTTATTCCTTTATCTTTAGCGATTGCGTAAACATTATCCATGCATGTTTTTTTGTCAAACATGTCAATTCTCCTCTCATAATTTGGATTATTATGAATATATTATATCTATTAGTTGGATTATAATCAAGTACGATGCATTTAATTTTCCTTATTCTCCAATATCTTGCTGCTTATTTCATCTTCAGTTCTGTGTATCGACCCCTAAAAAAAAGGGAGCCAGTGAGATTACTCTCAACCTGACTCCCTTTAGCCGTTACAAAGTACCCATTTACTCTGCCTTCACTATATGCTTTTTCACTTCAAATACCTTTATCCTGCCATCCTTATCCGCCCTGACTTCTGCGTCATTGCCCCGACGGATAATCCCCTTGATGGCTCTCAAAACCTTTTTGTCTTCTTCCTGGCTTTCTCTCCCGGCCCCCACCGCTGTCTCCTCCGCTTAAACTGCAACTCCTCTCCTGATGTAAAGAGGAAATTCCTTTGGATCTTCAGTCCTAATCAGACCGCATCTCTTCATGTGGACGAAGGCCGCGGACTCTGACACACCATAAGTTTCCGCGATCTTCTGACCAATCTCTTCAAGATTGACGAACCAGTCTCTGTACTGGAAAAAAGGGTCAATCGGCGGCCTTACAAAGATTCCATCCTTGTTTCCGGCTTTCCTGTTGAGTTCCATGACAAACGGGACAAATGTGGGTCTCGGCATCAGGACAGTTGCTGCGTATACGTTCGCCTGGTGCTCCATAAAATCCCGGTCCGTCCATTTCCGATTCTCATACCTGTCATTCTCCATCACGCTGCTCCGACACATGATTTTGTCCATCATGCTCCTTGCTGCCAGGATGTCCTGTCCGCAGAACGCCGGATAATGCATGCAGAAGTGTCCGCCTTCATGGACGATCGTGAACTGCTCGAACCCGTCTTCCCTTCCGATCACTGTCTGGTCGATAATGATTGCGCCGGCAGAAAAGAGCTTGCTCACAAAGCTGCCCTCTTCGCGAACTGTGATCATAGCATCCTTAAAGACCGTGATGCCATTGATCTCCATGCCGGGGACCACGTTCAAGATATCCTGTACATCTACTGCTGCGTTAAGATAGCTTTCCACAAAATGAAGCGCATTGATCTTTCCAGGTATCTTCAATAGTTCCGGTTTATAATCACCGACCTGCGCCTCCGCATAAGCCATGACTTCAAGATCACAGACAACAGGCGTGCCGTCATACTTCCTGTTGGGACAGTTGAATTCAATCATTGTCCTTTGTCTCCTTTACCCTTATGTAGTGGATGAACTGCCTCCAGTCATCTTCATTGATGACTCCCTTCTTGGTCATACGGAGCGCAAACCTTGCCATCTCTCCGGCTTCGGAGTACATCATGATGTCGTCAAGATCCCGCGGGATCCGGGAATTCTCCCTGGCAGCAAGATCGTACATCAGAGCAATGTCCTCTTCCGAGAACCGGAGGAACTCGATCAGCTTTTCTGTCTTCTCCTCATCATATGGTTTGCGTCTCCCCTGCTCCACGTCGCTCACAAAACTGACGGAAACTCCCAGTTCCGCTGCGATATCTTTCAGCGTCAGCTCCCGGCTGTCCGATATACGTTTGGCTCTGAGGAATTGTCCATACCTCATGTTCTTTTCCTGCAT